CAAAGAACGTGGGCAATTCATCTTCAAAATTGAACTGTGGCCATTCAAATGAAATAGTAGATCCACAAATTCTTGTTGTTCCAGTAGGTCCCATAGTGGTTCAGTCTCCATTAAAGTAGTAAGATGTAGTTCATCTCTAATGTCTTTGTAAACACTGAGATTCAAAAAATCAATTTTAAAATAGCCTCTATTTTCCGCTGTTTTATAATCTATACTGGCAATATTAGTTACTGGGTCATAGGGTATATGTTGTGCATATATGCCCGTATTATGATGTGTATGATCTCTTCTTGCTCGTATATGATCAATAATATTTAATATTTTTTCTCTATTTGCAAAGTCTATATCAATGTCCATTAATGTGCCACCTCGCTGTTGAAGAAAATTAATCTAGCATTTTTATGTAAGAATTCACAATATTTTTCTGCGTCCTCTAGTGTGTCAAATCCTTTTAATGCAACATGAATAGATTTTTCATCCTCATCAATTTCAAAACTTATTTCTAATTTAGTATACGTCATAAATTACTTTCTTTAATAATTTGACGAGCAAAATCCGCATCATCTGGCATGGTTCTAAATTTTTTAAACCAAAAATCTGGATCAATAGTTGAGCCAATTGACACCAATTGTTCATCATTTAATGTGCTTAATAATTTTTTTCCAGTGTCGCTATTCAATAAAATCCAAGGACTAATCTTGCCATCCCTAATATCAAAAGTTGCTCTATTTGTGGACACATAAAGAAAATAATGATTCCAAACACTGTCATGTGTGTTGGCCCAATCAGTCATGTGCATAATAGATCTTTGTAGGGCCACTTCAACAGGTTCATTTTTAATCAAGTTTAAAACGTATTCTTCATATAAACTTTCTCTGCACCAATGATCTAATTTTACTCCGCTAGTGACCACATAGTCGATATATTTTTCTGGATATAGTGGATTTACATTGCTTATAAAACTGCCAAACTTAACAAAGGCATTATAATAAGGACTTTGTGCAAATTCTTCGTAGGTTTTTGTTTTATCGTTTTTTTGACTAAGTTTATAAAATCTATCGTAGGTTTGATAGGCCATTTGAACATGTTTTTCATTTTTAGCCAAGTGTCTACGCTTCTGCTCGCACATATGTACGAACAGAGTTTTTTCTTTGGTAAACTTTGCCTTACAGTGTTCGCAACTATATGAATCTGTCATGAAAAATATTTTTTAATTTCTTCATCACTCCAGGCAAAATCAACGGCCAATTGTTTTAGTTCCTTGTTGGAATTAATTTTAGCCAATGTTTCAATGTCGCTGGATTTTAATTCAGGGTAAATTTTTTCTAAAAATTTTATTTTTTTATTATCGCCTGTTTTCTTTTTATGTCCAATCCATTCGTGGAAATATGCTTGTTTAGTTTCATAGCCACACATACAAAGCAATTGCCAAAGTAATTTAGGGTGTTTGCCCAGTGAGTAAAAATGTTTATTAAAATATTCGTTTGTGGCCAACACGTAGTGTTCTTGTATGTCTCTTTTGGGATTTTTCACAGAACTAACGTATCTATTCAAAAGGAAAAATTTTACCTCTTTTCTTTGTTCATCATCGAGAAGGTCCCAAATATCTCTGCCACCTTGATCGATGGCAGATAGGATTTCATTTAGTGTTATTTTGCTCATAGTTGACACTTAATTTATGTATTAGTATAGCACGATCAAGGGCTTTTTGTAAAGTAGGATTGGTCTTCGCTGCTGCTCTAATCTCCTGCCAAAGCATAGTTTGTTCAGCTTCTACAAGGAGATCACGTGCTCGTTGACTCATGGAGTGCAATGTCTTTTCATTGGAGCCAAATGGTCTAACATAAACAGTTTCCCCTCCATCAGGACTTTCAAAGACCATCCTATCTTGATTCATCATAATATTTTACTAATGTCAATTAGTTCATTTTGTCGACTAACTTCCTTGATAAAAAACACGCATTCTGGTTTTTCTTCAAATTCTAATGGGGTGACTAATAAATGATTATTACGCATTTTAGGAAAGTACCATTTGACATCATTGTAAAAATTTACTATTTCAATTGGTCGGTAGTCAATTTTAAAACTGCTTATGGGATTAAAAACTATGGCATCAAATCCACGGTCATTCAAGCTGGTCAGCGGCAGTATTTCTGCATCTATATTGCTAGAACTATCACCTACAGCAATACTCCAATCTATGGGCATGGAAATTTCTTTGTCACCAATTTTTAGTACAATTGCTGGACTATTAAAGCTTTCTAAAAATATCAGTGGTACAAAAAAGAAATCTGGATTTTTTGGATCACTGTTATCCAATACAGCAAAACGAGTATCGTCGTCCACTTGATCGGGTAAATTATTCAATGAGAATAATTTATTTTCTAATGTTAATATTTGCATGATTATTTTTGCCAGTCTATCTTTTCTAAAGAGAAAGGATAATGTGCGTCCTTATAAAATTTTTTTCGTTCTGTGAGATGACGTTTGGCAAATTTGCAAGTGCTAGTAATATCCCAAATTTTCACAAAGTCTTTGTCTTCGGCTCTTCTAATTCCTCTTCCAATGCTTTGAATAACTCGGACAAAACTTTTTCCTGGTTCCAAAAGGACCAGATTAAAAATCCTGGGTATATTAATCCCAACGGCAGCAACGCCATAAGTGGCCACGATAATTTTGTTGTCACTTGTTTTAATTTCGTCATATTCTTCTTTCCTATCTTTGGTCTTTACTTCGCCTGAAATAAACACACTGTCTTCGATTTCATTTACTATAAATTTGCCTGAGTCTATTCTGTTTACTAATACTAGTGTGTTGCCTGATTCTGCTATTTGCTTAATTAATTTACTTACGAAGATCATCCTGTCTTCATCCGTGACAAGATACTTTAATTCTTCTGCATATGTTCTAAATTCTGCCACATCTAATAATTGTGAAATAGTCACATGGCAATTACTGAGTACGCCTTTTTCCTGCAATTCATGAGCAGCAATACCGCCAACTACGGGTCCAATTGATGCAAATATAACTTCGCTTTCGTGCTTGGCCTTTGGTACAGTGCCTGTCAATCCCCAACGTATACAGGCATTATTTAAGTTGCGTGTGAGTAAATTCTTTAGTACGTCAGCCTTGGCCATGTGTACTTCGTCAACAATAACTGCTCTAACACCATCTAAAAATTCCGCCAAAGTCAGTTGATCCTCTACGGCACCTTTGCTTTTCTTATCCAATATATTGAGACTTTGCCAAGTACAAATTGTATGAGTTTTATTTAAATCTTTACGATCACCATAGTATACACCAACATCTAAGCCCACGTTAATATAGTCTTCTTCTGTTTGTTCAACTAGGCTTTTGTTGGGTACTATGGTAATAGTTCTGCCATATTGTTCACATAGTTGACTCAATGTGGCCGTAGTAATAGTTTTACCAGCACCTGTGGCAATTTCTTGTAAACTGTGTGGATTCTTTAAAAATGTATTAACAGCGTCAACTTGGTAATCACGTAGCATGATAGGTTGACCAGCCATTTGATGACCTTCTGGCCATACTTTTCCTTGATCTTTCCAGTATGTTTCTGTTATTGGTTCAAAGTCAATATTTACTGCTGTTCTATTGTCATTGACATCAGTAACTTCAATTTTCATCTCTTCTAGTAGTTCTAGAATCTTTTCTATTTGATATAAGTAGCCACTGCCACCAATACTAAACATACTAATTGATCCATCCCAACGTCCCAATTTGTAGCTGGGGCGATGTCTTGCCGTGGGATCTTGAAATTTAAAAGTATTAGCCAACTTTCTTCGTGCTTCAATAGGAAGCCCTTCAAGTTTTATATTAACTTCATCCTTAATGATTAATTTACATGATGTCATCGAGTTTTATGCTTATTGGTTTAGTAGGAGTATAGTATACTATAAGATCACAGGAATTGCAATATACTACACTTCGATTATTTCTAAAACTGTTAGTAAAAGATATAACTGCATCTGGTTGCCATTCATTGTCGATCATGAATTTTGGCACTTTCCCATTTGAAATTCCTACAATTTTGGTATGTTTGTCTAATTTTTTATTAAATGAATTTTCTGCAATTAGTTTATTAAATTCAAATCCACTTTTTTTATTATCAAATCTAAAATAAATTCCTACATTATTTTTACTTGACTCATCTAAAGAATTTTTTAAATTTATCAGTTGGTCTACGCATTCTAAAGGTGCATACTCATTAAAAATGAATAAAATTTTCTCTCTTTTCAAGAGAGCTAAATTATTTAAAATGTCAATTAGTCCAACTTCGTTATACTTTAAAAAAACATTAATTTGATTTCTGTTGGCAATTTTATATGCCAAGACAGCCTTTATATTTTTGTCAAATTCTTGGTCAAATTGGTATTGATAGCGAATTTTTCGATCTAAAATTAACAAATTATTTTCTGATAAATCCTCAGTAATTTTATTTTTAGGAAAATTTTCAAAATTAAATTTTTTGGAAATTATGTTAATGTCCAAGTTTTTTATCTTTTCTACTAGTTCTAAAAAATCGTCAGAAAATTCAAAATTTAGTGGGACAAGTGCCTCATAAACGTCAATTATATTTTTTTCAACCAGTGGTAAGAAAGTATGCTTACCCTCATTGATTACACTGCTACAATTTAATTTTCTTTGTAAATTTTTTAGATATTTTGCTAAATCTTTTTCATAACTAAACATTATATCAATCATTGATCCATGATCTGAATCATGAAAAATACCAACTTTTTTAATAATTTCCAAATTTTTAAATGGTTTGCGCCAAACTGGATTTTTAATAGCATCAACCAAATCAATACCAATGTCATCTAGATTTTTCAAATTTTCTTCTAAAATTTTTATTATTAAATTGGCTTGAGATTCAGTTATATAGTCTTCATCGACCATTAATTTTGCCATAATTTTCAGTATTTTTTTATCTCTACTAGGTATTGCGCCATTGAGATTATCAATGCCTAAATTAGATAATTTGAAAATAATATCATCTATCATAAGTATAGATTTTACATGAAAGTCATAGTGAAGTCAAGGTTAATTTATGTAATAATCTGTTCAATGGAACGCCACTGACAATTTCTTCAATAGTCCATTCGGTATGAACTAGTTTTTTGAACCATTCAGTTCGATCTAACAAGTATGTGTCATCACTATGAGTAATTGGCATGGAAACTTCTGAAGCCAAACTACTAGCATCTGTGATCACCGGTATTCCATTGATAGCTGCTTGAACACCCACTCCACTGTTATAATTAACAATGGCGGAATAGTCAAAATTTAGGTCATATTTGTCATAGGTATTGGCAATTTTAATGGGCTTTACCATAGTGACGTTGTAATTTGTAAAATCACCAATGTCAAATCTTGGGTGTGATCGAACAACAATTTTTTTCTTGGTAAAATTTTGAATATTTTTTATTTGAGTTATGGTCCACTCTCTCACACGTTGGCCTGATTGCCATTGTAGGCTATTTTCATGTTGGGTAGCAATTAAAATAGGTAAATTTTGATCAATTTTTTTACTCTGTAATTCAATGCCTATTTTTTTTGCTCTGTTGTCGTCCAAATCAGTTTCATTGGCATATATACCATTTTTTGTGATGTTATTTACGGCAACTTTCCAAGTACGTCCACGATCTAGTGCGCCTACTTCTAATATAAAAACTGGTTTTCCCTGTTTTCTGTAATATTCGTAAATTTGTTTGTTAGGAGCCATTCTTCCCTGCCATAGTACGCTCCAAATTAAGGCTGCATCAGCTGTCATGCTATTTTCTACAGGAGTAATATTAAATTTTTTACAACTATCTAAAAAACTTTGCCATATAGGTTGAGATTGTTGAGCTGTTTGGTAGGGAAAGTAGGATATATACATATATTATTATTTAATCTTGAAACTGCCACCTTTAATAGGGAAATTCCCTCAATCTGATGTTTGTTTTTTTGTAGCTGCTGATGAAAATTATTTTAATCAGCATGCCAAACCGTTGATTCACAGTATTAGAAAACATTTTTCATACCCCATACACTTTCATTTATACACGCCCAGTGAAGAGTCAAAAAATTGGTGTGAAGTCAATAGTATTAGTTATAGTTATGAGATTGTTGACGTAAAAATTGTGGATCCAGCATTTGAGATTTATCGTAATCTGCCTAATGATGAGGAATTACAGCGGCGTCGCAGTAAAATGATCAAGCCTGGTGAAAATGTTGAAAAAATTCGTTATGAGTTGATGAAAACTTATTATGCCTGTACTAGATTTATAAGATTAAGTGAGTTATTGACCAAACCTACCTATATTATTATGTTAGACACTGACAGTTTGGTTAGAAATAGGTTTGACTTATTAAGTAAGGAGTATGACATACACATTTATGAAAAAAATCACAAAAAGCATGTAAAACATACTCAACATTTGGCCAGTACTATATTTTATACTGGGACTGACCGTAGTCTTCGTTTAATTCATGATCATGCTCGATTAATCTTAGAGGAATATGCCAAAGATACCTTATATTGGTTTTTAGATCAAGAAACTTTAGATGTGGCTATACAAATATATTCTAAAAAGTCATTGTCTTTAAGTTTCGTTGATTTTGATATGAAAGAAACCAGTAGTATATGGTGTGCCAAAGGTCCTAGAAAAAATCTACCTATCTGGTTAGCAGAGATTAAAAAGTATCTATAAACTATTTAAAATATTTAAAATTGTAGTCGTATAAAAGTCCTTTGCTTACGTAATTTTTAAAATCAGACTGATCTTTTAAAATATCTATACAATCAGTTAAAAAATAATCTTGAAAATTCTCTGTACGAATATTATTAACATAAAAATCATAACTTAAATCCACCATTTTATATAGATTAGGTAAAGTTAAATGATTAACTCTAGCATCGACAACGGAGTACTTTACCCAAGCATGATACCAGTAATCCTTAAGAATTCCAACATTTTTAATCTCATTTTTAGAAATATCAACTAATTTTATATTAGGTATATAAAGGTTTTTTGGAACTTTGCCTATTGTAGGAAAGATTTTGTCCTCTAATAATTCTAATAATATTATTTTGATATTTGGATTATTTAATGCAAAATCTTTTATTAAATATTTGTATGCTAGATGATTGATATCTAGCAAATCGTAATCAAGATTTTCTTTGTACCAATTTATATGATGTTTATTTAGATTATAGTAAGTTGCATGATTCGGATTTATGACAAGTGGGTCATTAAAAGCTGCTGATGAACCTGGATGTTCAATTTGATATTGCAGAGCAAATCTGCCTACAGTACTTCTTACAAAAATTATCAAATCACCGTCTTTAAATTTATTTTCTTTAATATCATTGACAAACATCTTAATTGCATGTTCAGCACTGCCGCCGTTCACACTCTTATTATCAAGATCTGCTGACACTCGACTTGCTAAAATTTGAGCCCAAGATGGTCCTCTGTAGTTGTCGGAGGCCAAATAGCTATCACCATAACCGTATATTTTCATAAAATAATCTTTTAAATATTTATTAAAGATTGTTTTAAGTATAAATATTCCCATGGATAAACATGTTTGGTTAGCAGAAAACGTTCTACCAAAAAACGACGGAACTGCACCTAGGAAAAAAAATCTTCAAAGCGTTACCTTTGAAAACGTAACTAGAAAAACTAGATTAACTCTTTGTATTTTAGGGTGTTGGGGAATATATTTTCCTCCCTATAACCTAGCAAGATTATCTGGACTAACCAGAGCTGCTGGATTTAAAACCATTGTCTATGATTTTAATGTTGATAGTCACCATAGGCTAAAACAATTTAATCTAGATGGCGCATGGGACGCCAATAACCACTACTATTGGTTTGAGGAAGATTATTTTAATAGATTACACTCTACACTAGAACCAATTTTAAGAGAGTATATAGATAAAATATTAGCTGATGACTCAGATATTATAGGATTTAGTCTATACGATACAAATGTAGTGCCCACAGAATGGCTAATAAAAGAAATTAAAAAAATCAAACCAAATGTTAAAATTATAGTAGGTGGTCCAAATTGTCAAATGCCTGAATACAATCCTTGTAAAGAAATTGACCATTATGTAATAGGCGAGGGTGAACAGGTACTAATTGATTTTTTAGAAAAATTTGAGAACAATGAACCTATATTAGATAGAAAATTAGGATCAGCATATAGCGATACAAGAATTGATATTGATAGTCTGCCATTACCAGATTATTCTGATTATGATTTTTCAAAATATACTAGTAGCTATGGGATAAGTGCAGAATTAAGCAGAGGTTGCGTAGCAAAATGCAGCTTTTGTAGAGAAACTTGGTTTTGGAAATATAGAAATAGAACTTCTGTAAGTATCTTAGATGAAGTTGAAGATCAATATAAAAAATATGGTATTAGCTTTATTTGGTTTATTGACAGCTTAGTCAACGGCAATCTTAAGGAACTTAGAGAATTTGTCAAAGGTGTTGTAGCAAGAGGATTAGATATTAAGTGGATGGGGTACTCTCGATGCGATGGGAGAATGGATTTAGAATATTTTCAAGACCTTAAAGCTGGTGGATGCGTTAATCTAAGTTTTGGAGTAGAATCTGGCAGTCAACATGTGTTAGACATGATGAGAAAAAAGGTTAAATTAAAAGAAATAAATGAAAATTTAATTAATAGTAAAAAAGTAGGTATTTATAATCATGTTAATTGGATTGTTGGAGCCCCTGGGGAAACTATTCAAGCCATGGCCCATAGTCTGAATCTTATCTGGAATCATAGAAAAAATATTGATGGGATAAGCCCCGGTGCTACGTTAGGTGATAGCGCATTAACTGACTATGAATTCAACAGAGATCGATATGATATGAGCCCAACTGATCAGCTATTTTTAGGAAAGTGGTGGTCATTAGATTGGACTAATACTAAGCTTCATCGTTTCATAAGACTCAAATATTTTAATCTTTGGTTATTTTTATGTTCTGATAAAAAATACGGAGTTGTAAATAATAATCAAAATAGACCATTGATGCAAAATGACTATGAATTAGTGTTTGGGGATGATGTTTTTCTTGTGGATCAATTGGAATACGAAGAGTGGGATCACATGGTCATTAAACCAAATTTAGGAGTATTTGCAGATACTGTAGTAAATGAAATGTTCGGTGTTTTACGTATGCTTTGGAGAGCCAAAGGAGCATATAGGATAAGCTTTTCTTTTGATAAGACCAAAGATAAAACAGAATTTGGTGAGTATATAAGCGATAACTTTGATGCAAATATTGTATTTCAAATAGATCAAAATGGAATTTGGTCCAGTAAGCAAGAATATAAATTTCATCACGAGGGTGAATGGTGGTTAAAAGGCACTAAGTCTTTTCATTGTAAATGGGAAGGTCACGGTAAATGGTATGAAGATGCAAATTTATCTGAATCAACTACTACTTTTTTTGAAGGTAGCTCAGAAGGGGATAATGAGTTAATATCATTAAAACATAGAGCTGGTGATAAAATAGTATCTGGGCAAACTAAAAAAGTGTTTATTATGGAAGTTATTTAGATTCTATTATTTTTCTAATATTTCTACAATAGCAATCTTGCCCTAAAACTAATGTACCCACTGGCAAAGTATTTAAAAACCCTTTATAAAACTCTGTAGCCTTTTTCATTCCAAACACAGTATTAGTAAAATCTGTAGCAAAAATATTACTAATATTAATTGCTGTCTTATCTACAAAATATTCCACTAAGCTAGTTGGGTGTTGTATGATATCAGCATTTGCAAATTTTACATTAACATTTCTAAATTTATCTATTAACTTATCAAAATTTAATTTACCCATAAAATATTCTTGAGTAATTTTAAAACTATTATGAAAATCTAAAGTAAATTTTCCTTCTTTTCCAAAAACTTTATTTTGAAAAATTTTAAAATTGTCTTTATATGTAAAAGATTTTATTAAATCTTCTATAGGTTCGTTGTTATCATATATGTATTTGATCCATTCAATACTTAACGGGTTAAAATCATAAATGACAAGTTGACCGTTTTCGTTTATATTTCCCCTAAATAATGTATCTAAAAATTTAAATCCAGCTGCTGGCAAAGCTATAGTATCAAATTTTTCTCCCATGAGTTCAAGGTCCATATTTTCACTATTCAATAACCATATTTGATCTTTAATAGATTTACATTGATTAATCAAGTTTTTTTGATTAGCATTTGCTTCGGGGTCGATATCTAATGTGGTTAATCCTTTAAAAAATCTTTCAGAATTATCTTCTGGATAGTAGTACGTTCTTTTATCTCTAACAGATTTAGGCCAATTTATTATATCAAAATCATTTCTAGCAGCAGTATCAATAAAATGCCATCCTTGTTTGGCGTGGAATTGTTCTTTATATTCCCCATTAAATTTTATCCATAAAGGAGTATAGTCATCATGAAAATTTTCAACACTTCGTTCTATGACAGGAAGCTCTTTTGTTGTTCCAAACCATCCTCCAAATTTAGGAGAACCTGCCTTAATCCATTTTTTTGTATCAACTAATAAAAATTGATGATGTAACTCATACCATTTATCTTTCCAATCTAATACGTGAGCTGCTACAAAATAGTTTGGATTATTTTTTATTATTTCTTTTATTTCAAATAAGACGGACATGTCAAAAATACGTACACCTCCTGCAATCAACAAAACATGATCATATTCATTTGACAAATCATATAACGCGGTTTCAATGTTTATCGATTGATGTATGTCTATTGGGGGATTTTTATCATTTGATAGTTGTTGAAATCTTAACGCATAAAATGTAGTAAACTCCATCATTCTATCCTCTAATTCATCATGTTTTAGGGCATCACTTGGAAAAATACAAATAGCTAGGTTTACGTCATTAATAAATGGTTCGGTAATTATGTTCATAGTTGTTTTAAAGATTCACTTATAAGAGGTTGTATATTGAGACAAGTTTCCCCATGAATAATTAAATGATATCTATTTTTATCACTATTATTCCAAACAGCATGTTTGATTCCTAAATCTAAAATAAATCCTCTTCCTGGTTTAAAAGGAACTATTCCGTAATTTTCAAAAACAAATTCACAATCATCGGGGTTGGTCAGTGCAAAATTAAAAGGCCCAAATATCCGCCCGGTTCCATCAGTATGTGGCATTATATAACCATTAGGCGATAATTTCATAATCCTAATTCTGCCATAGTTCTTAAATGGAAGGGATTTGATAAACTCTGTTAATTTAGGGATTAATTTACAAACACTTGTCCAAGTGTAACCGGCATCATCTTGGCTTTTAAAGCCGTATTGACTAAAATCTTCTGTTTTATCGTATTCGATTCCATGAATTGTCACTGATTGCCAACCTTCATGTCCGTACGATTTAAATTTATCTTTACTTCTATGAAAAACAAAATAATCATCTAGAATAGTTAACTCATCTAAAAATTCTTGTTCGAAATAGTTATTGACAAATAAAGGTGCCCAAGGCCAATCACTCTGCCAAATATTCATTGGGACATTCTTAGGGACCCAATTATTTTTTTTATTTTTGAAAAAAAATTCTTTTAATTCTTCATTCATTTTATTAATCACACTTGTTCTAGAATAATTTTTATTGTTTTATTTTTTTTAAGTTGAAATTCGCCATCATCGTCAAAATTTCTAACATTTTCATTATTTTTAATAATTGGGTGTTTTTTGTCAAAAACTGGCACCTTAGAAATTGAAACATCTGTTCCACAATGACATATATGCTGTACACAAATTTCTGCTGTTACAGGTAATTCATTTTTTTCATGTTCATTAATATGAAACAAATCACCGCCTTGGAAACAATTACCTTTTTTAACCCAGCCCTCGAAACTTATAAAAAGACTTTCTAAACCAATATTACATGCCCACCCTCTAAAATCATTTTGTTCTGCGTTAATTAAAACGTTTGTATCACCGTGTTGATCCATGGTTCCGTCGTCATAATAAAATTCAGAATGTCCTAGTTTGCTTTTGTATTTAGGATTATTAGTCAAATATTTGTATATTGAAGCACTTTTTCCTACATTATTCTTAAACCATTCTTCCTGTTCGTCAGTATAATTGTTTCCTATAACTTTACCGGCCATTTCTGATAAAATTCTCACAGGTTCTACTTTTATAAATGGACAATTCATATATTCATTAAATCTCTCAACACATTGGTCCCAATAACGATTGTCCATCATAATCCTAATAGCTACATGAGTATGGTTTGACGCTTTAATTGCCTTATCTAATAAAAATTTATCTTCAAATTGCGGATGATAACTAAAACAAATATAGCTTAGATAAGGAGCTATTTCATCCCAGTAACTAACACTTCTGACACCATTACTTGTTATGCCAACACTATTGCCTGAATCATAAAATATTTTAACAAGTTCTCGAAAAAATGGACTTAGTGTAGGCTCGCCACCGGATATAGAACAATGAATTGATTTGTATCTGTTTATTAATCGATTAATGAAAGATTTAGCCTTTTCCCAATCATAATGATGATTTGTTCCGGCATGAAGGGAGGGAGGGCAGTAATCACATTGGTTAGTACATATGTTATTGATCACCCAAGTCAACTGCATAATGTTTTTTGATTGTCTTATCTGAATGACTTTTTTATCCATGATCCATAATTTCCATATATCTAATTGATTCAAAACTTGTAAATATCTGATCATTCCATGCAAGCTTAGTATCACTATTTGGAACTTGCCAATTTCTTTGATCAGGATCAAAATCCATAAAATATTTATAATTAGTTATCAATTGTCCAATTTTAAATCGACCAAAACAAAACTTATTTAAATTATCAATAGGCACTTTCTTTCTTAACTCATAAGGCATATCAGCTAACCATTTTTCTATATGAAGGCCTCTATGATAATCAGAACAGTCAGGACCAAAGTTTATCCAAGTTTCTGCTGAAAACCTTTCTTGAGGTCTAACTTGATCTCGTTCTATCACTTCTAAATCGTTATCAGCATTGACCTTTAGCCAATCTTTACCTAAAGTGTTATATCCTAAATAAAGTCCGCCCCATTTAAAATCACGTTGCAACCAAATTTTGTCTGATTCTAGAATAGGTTGAAAAGTATCCTGAGGATAATAATCAACAAGTACTGCCATATTTGGAAAAGGATTATTATTACTTTTAACAACATCCTCATGTAAATGTATTAATTCGTTTAGTTTTAAAAAATTTTCATGTAACTCTTTTGTCCAAAAAACTTCGCCTAGCGCTGCTTTTGATTGTAATTCTACCAAATAATTTATTCGATCACCGTATTTTTCAAACTCTTCATGTAATGCATTTAATTCAAACTCAGATAACTCACCTTTATTATCAAACCATGGAAGTTTGGAATCATAAATATTGTTTATTTTGATCACACAATCGTAGAGATCTTGTCTAACTCTGTCAATATTTTTGTAAGTAGTATTTGTAAATCTATAAGTTAATTTTTTATTTTCATTTACTTGGTTTTTTAGGAATATATTAATCCATCTTCTTGCTAATTTGCTATCATATATATTGAAGTATAAAGGATGCATTTCACCAGTTCTAGATATAAATTCTATCTTTAATTTTTTATTCATAATGATTCCTTAATATATTATAATAATCATTATATACATCTTTGAATTTTATTGGTCTAATGGAATCTAATTTTTCAATATAATCTAATAGATCTAAAAATAAATGACTATTGTCCTGAGAATTCATTAAGTCTAACTGAGATTTAATTCTTTTCTGCCAAAATACATGCTGATTTAAAAAATCAAAAGATTCCCAATGGTTTATGATTTGCTTTTTAATTTCCTTAGGCAATACTGTTAAAGACAGGTATTTTGGCCAATGTGTAAATCCAACATAAAATAACCCAAAATGCTTTACCCCAATTTTTTTAAATTTTTGATCAACTAATTTCATAGCAAAATTAGGCAAATTATAAACATTCATTGCATGTACAGTTGTTAAAATATTAACTTTTATATTGTTAGGGGAATTATCTAAAATTTTTAGGTTTTCGTATATTGTTGCCCAATCAGCAGGGTACCTAACATATTCGTTTCTTTCTGCCCAATCATCAATACTAAGTGAAAGCTCAACACCTTTAAATTTCTTCCATAGATCAAAAAATTTATCTTTTAATACTGTAGCATTAGTATGATATCTTAAAACAATATGTTCACAATCTCCAGTATCAACAAGATATTTTATAAATGCTTCGTGATCTTTAATTAATAACGGTTCGCCACCCCCAAAAATGATATGTTTAATATCAGGTGCAAGATATTGTAAACTTTCCTGATTATGTTCTAAATGAAACCAATCAAACATTTTTGTATCGTCAATACTATTTGCTTTAAATTCCCAGTCTGATTTAGCCGTAGGATATACTAATATTTCGCTTAATTTTTTACTATCATTTAACCACTTACTGCTGTCCATCGGTCTGCACATAACGCATTGTAAATTACAAGTATTTCCAATTCTTAAATCTAAAGTTATGGGGTTAGTATCAACAGATCCGTCTTCTTTGGTATTTTTTATTAAATTTTCTACAAACTCTTGTCCTAAGTTATTAATCCATAATTTATTTTCTATTTGACGATGACTTATAATACCACTATCTTCTTCACTCCAGCAAGTGGAGCACTGACTGATTCTTTCCCCATTTAAAAAAGATATTCTTGCTTTTTTAAAATTTTCACTATTCCAAATCATTATAGGAGATTGATTATTTAAATTTAATCCAACTTCTGGTTTAGCTACACAACATAGTGGTACTTCGCCACTATTGTATGACGCAAAATGAATCCATGGCTGAATACAAAAATTCTTTTTATCTAACATTATTCATCCAAAAATATAATCTTTGATCAACATCTTCTAAATTTTGAGATCTTTCTCTATCCAACGATTCAGTATAAATTTTAAATCTCTGAACTTCCTCACTCCAGTTTATGTTCCTAGGTTTTTGTAAAAGACCTATTATTCCTTGAAGACTGTTCATTGTTGCTTCAGGATGATAACCCATTTTAGTTTCTTTAAAGTTTAAAATTTCATCCAATGCTTGTTTTCGTAAATCGTCAGGTAATATATCGATATTCAAATGATGAGGGTGTATATTGATTAAAAAATCAATAAAAATATTTTTATTATACTTGTTATTTAGATATTCAACCCATTGTAAAATATCTACAATATTAAAAATGTTGTATACTTGAACTGTAGGTGTTATCCCTAGATGAACTGAAGGAATTTTAACTAACTGCTCAACATTATTACTAATTGCGGACCAATCACTCGGTGATCTAATATATTCATTTACTATGCCTATTCCATCAATACTGGCATTTATTTTAATTTCTTTAAACTTTCCAATAATTTCTAACCAATTTTTATTTAAATTAGTACAGTTTGTGTTAAAGAATAATAATAAATCGCTTCTATTTGCTTCTATGCATTTTTGCATAAATTTAAAATTATTTTTTATTAACGTTGGTTCTCCCCCGGTCATATAAACTTTTTTTAATTTTGGTATTAAACTTATAATCTGATCCCACATTATATTGTGGTCAAACCAAACTTGATCTTCCATGACTGTCAATGGAAATCTACCAAAAGTTTTCTTCCAAACAGACGCATAATCACTATCCTTTTCATTTAGCTCTATATGTTCCTTTGCTATTTGACTACTGTTCCAAGGATTACACATTCTACATTTTAGATTACATAAATTACCAAGTCTTAAATCTAAATAAACAAGATCATCAAAAATATGGCCTTCATTTTCTAATGCTTGATCAATGATATTTTCTAATTGAGATTCCCCTAATCTCGACGACCATTCTTGATTTGCATGTTGTCGATTACTGGTTCTTCCGCTTTCCTCTTGAAGATAACAAACTTTACACCCTTCTATTTTATTATCATTTAACATGTTAATTCTTATAGATTTTAAATCAGAAGAGTTCCATGCATCGCGTACAAAATTATCTTTACAAGAATAAAAATTATTATTTTCATTTTTTAATTTATTATGAGATCCTTTAACCATACAGCAATACCTGACAGTAGTATCAGTATTAATCATCAAACTAACAAAAGGAATCGCACAAAAACTTTGATTGTTAAAAAGATCTTTTAATTTTTTAGTCATTTTCTATTAAATCAACTCTATTATGAGGTTGATATACCATTTTGAAAAATTTAGATTGTATACTGCCCAATGTGGCTACACTTAAATCTAAATTGTTAACTAATTCTTTTGCATAAAAATCTAATCTCTCAATGAGATCCATTTCTTTAACTTGACTATGCCACATGTCTGTTAAATAGTCAAAATCTCGCACATTACGATAATCCCAATCAGTTAAATTGGTCATATAGCAGCCTTGTCTAGCACCCATCATAGCCCATAACCCGTTGTCAACGTCACTGCCAATATTACACCATATCATTAGTCTATGTAAGTTTTTCCAATGCACACCTTCTTTTACTGTAACTTTGGTCAACTTGGCGCCACGGTCTAGACTCATTTTCACACCTTCTCTAAACCCTGCTCGCCATGCTTGAAAAGGTGTAGCGTTGTTATGTACATCGCTATAACAACCATTCATTTGAATGTATTGATTATCCCAACAGAAATCAACTTGGCCCACGCGATCTTTAGGATCAGCATTTTCATGTGTACGCATGTTCATGACAAAGTCCACAGTCCAACATTTTAGACCGCCATTGCCATACATTAGGCCATTGATAATATTATATCCACTCCAACTGATCACGCTATTTTCTAAATTGGGATATTTGGCTATGTCTATTTCTATGTTTAGAAAATCCCCACGAATTATGTTGTCGCCGTCCACTGTAGTAAATCTTGGAGTTTCGCTTAATTGAGCACAGGCTTTGTGGGCACTGTCACTGCCTTTAACTCCGTGTACACGTTTTGCCCAAGGCACTTTGGTCAATAAATCTGCATAATTTTTCTCAGCATTTGGTTCATCATAACTGAGATATATGATATCATAATCGAGTGGTCTGAATATTTTTGTCATATTTTTGTTCTAATATATTGATATTTTTCAAAGATTTTTCTTGCATATACACTGACTCTAACTTCATCTTCATCTACTCGATCAAATGGCATTATGCAATAAAAGTTATTAATTAATTCGGTCATAGGCACTTTTAGTGTTTTATAAAGCACATTAGGATCATTAAATTCTGTTAAGTAGATCTCATAAATTTGATCAAAATACAATTTTCTATCACGTAATGATCTGGCTAGCGTGCCATTAATGTATATTTTCCAGCAAGTTTCTGTATAGTCTTGGATAACCGTGATGTCGTTAGTGGGATCATATTCTAAAGGAACACTTGTGTCCACTACATATGGAAATTGAAATATCACATCATGCACACTTTGTAGTATTTCTTCTTGCTCATCTAATCGAATGAATGCATAGTCCTTGGCATCTGGACTGAAGACTACTTTATAGTTATGGATAACATCTGTGCCTTCTAATAAGCTTTTAACTTGACTAAAAGTCACTGTGACCGATGGCAATGTCTGATCATTGGCCATGTTGGATATGCCTTTTATTTCCCCGGTTTCAGGTTCATAAAAGACAAATCTAAAATCATCTTGTTTAAGTTTGTTGTCGTAGGATTTTAAATCCTCTTCAGTAATGTCCCATTCTACTTGTAACATTTAGTTAATTCCCGTGATTTTTTCTAATTGATTCAATATGTAATCTGTTAAAAAACTATATTCTGTATAATGGAATAAGCCGTGTTGTTGATAGTTGCCTATTTTAAGTTCACATTTTTTATTAAAATATGCCCCTATACTATCCTGCCAAGACTCAGTGGGACTCTCCCAATTTTGAATCATAGGCTTCATATGTGTAAAAGTTATGGGAGCATTTTTATGACTGATTAAATTTTCACAATCTAAAATCTTAGCAGCCAAACTCATAGTGACATCCATACTGGGCAATTTAGGATAGTTTACATTGACATAACGTCCATAAAAAAGTTCCCAATTATTACTGATGTCTTCCACCCAATTGAAATACTCTTTGGAAAACTCGCTCTTTTTAAAATAAGCTGCACCAAAATAAAAATTTGGTAGATTATTACTATCAAAGGTTTTTCTATAATATCTACCAGTTATAATTTTTCCTCTATAATCTAACACATCACTAGTTAAAAATAGATTATAATTTTTTAAATAGTCCCACCAAAGATCTAAATTAGAGAATGCTAACATGTCAGCGTCTAATACAATAGTTTCATCGTATGGGCTACAATGATAAAGTTTCCATCTATCTTCTGTCTTAAAAAAAGTCGTTGATTTATTTTGATCGCGCCAAGGTACTGGGACTATTTGATCAAATACCAAACGATATTTTTCAGGAATTTTATTATCAGTGACCAAGCTTATGTCAGCATCGGGCATATGATTTTTAATACTCAATGCCAATGCATACGCAGAACGTGTATATTTTTTTAATTTAGCATCTTCAGCAAAGATTAAGAACCCTTTAGACATTTAATTCCTCATTTAATAATCTACTAATACTAAACTTATTCATAACATGAACATTAATACCATTAGTTTTCATAACGGTATATTCTCCACGATATTTTTCTTTTTCAATTAAAAATTTCATTTCAGTATTGGTATGTTCGAGTAATATGTCTTTGTCAATAGTATAGTATAATTTTCCTGGCAAATCGTGTGCCCATGTACCGTTTTGGTAGCCATTCATAACATGTATAGCAATACTAAAAGCAAAGTCATTTCTATATAAACTTTGCTCTATTTGATAGACATATCTGTAATAATTCCAATTTTCTTGTATATGATTTAGGTAGTCAAAGAAAATTTCAGTATTTTTATTTTTTCTAAAAAAGAACACAGTGGCCCAATAAAAGTCAATACTTTTATCACTTAGTGTAATTAATCTTGGATCATATCTATATCCACTGAGATCTACAGCTTGTTTATGTATTAGAAAATCGTGTGGTTGTTGCCAGCAATATTGTAATATGTCATTGTTAATTAGATAGTCGCAATCAATGACCAATGTTTCATCAAATGGACTTAATTCAAAACTTTTAACACGAATATCATTTTTAAATCTTAGTTTTTTATGAGTCATTGCTCCGTCAAAATATTGACGATATTGTGGAGCAGAATCATATACTAAAAATCTTTCTTTGGTATCTTCCCACAAATCATATCTAATTTTATCTTTAGTGTTATGTGCAAGATCATAATTTATTAATGACATCCACAAAACTCTTTCATGAAATAATATATCGCCTTTATTAAATTTGGTTTGCTGCGTTAATTCTTTAATGTTTTCTAAAACAACGTCATATTGAACAAGACTGAATTCTTCTTTTTCTTCGTATTCAGTATGACACCTATACAAAGTATTTTCATACCAAACATGTTGACCTACCAAATAGGGCAAATTGGGATACCATTTATCAATGTCAATACCTTCATAAACCCTAGTGAAATTATCTTCAATTTTATAAGTTTTTTGAATATTAATATTAGTTATGATTTCTTTTTTTCTCTGTCCATTAATATCACTCATCCAAAGACTACGATTAAAAAGAATTATGTCACCTTTGGTTATCTCTTCTAAAATATTCCCGTCTTGAACATTTTCTAATATAATATCATATTGACTAGCCTTAAACTCTTCTTTTTCTTCGTATTCAGTGTGACATCTATACAAAGTATTTTTATGCCAAACGTGTTGGCCTACCAAATAGGGTAAATTTGGATACCATTTGTCAATGTCAATACCTTCGTAAACTGGTTCAAAGTCTTCAATTTTATAAGTTATAATTTCTTTCTTTATATCAAATTTGCTCATCCATAAATTGCGAGTATATAAGACCAAATCGCCTTTGGATAACTTTTCTATAGCTTCACCATCTTGAACATTGTCAATTAATAAAATATATTTGTCTTTGCTAAATGTTTCGCCTTCAGTGTATTGAATTGCACATCTATACAAAGTATTTTCATACCAAACATGTTGACCTATCAAATATGGTAAATTGGGATACCATTTATCGATATCAATGCCTTGATAAACCGCATCAAAGTCTTCTTGATTAAAAGAATATATAGTTTCTTTAACAACCTCAATTTCTACCTTTTCAACAACTTCAACAACTTCAACAACTTCAACAACTTCAACAACTTCAACAACTTCAGGACCTTCATTAATTTTTTGCCATATAGTGCCATTATAAAATGCTAAACTGCCTACAGGATATTGCCATGTTGGTGCCCAAGGAGCAACTTCTGCTTCTCGAACAACTTTGATAACCATGTCAACATCATCCTTATAGTTAGGATATTGTTGATATAACCAATCAGCACTGTCAGTGACCAATGCCACAGGTATTCCCAAATGCTGTTTTACTCTTCTTGCTGCATTTAAGGCCAATTTAGCATAGTCAATCTGCTCATTGTTTAGAGCATAGATTAAAACACCTTTACTCATTGAGTCAATGCCTCTACGCTTCTATTCTTTTTAAGAAGTTGATAATCGTTATAATAACTGTTTGAAGCAATAAAATATTGATCAATTACATCATCTAAAAATTGTTGTAAATCTCCGACTCTAACTGGTAAGTCGTTGTCGTCAATTACCACAACATCAGTGGTATTGCCCATGTCTATTAGTGTTTTGAGGAAAGTAATAAGATCTTTAGTAATAGTGAATGTGCCACCATTTTGATAGTATACACAATCAGTATGATATTTTTCTTTTAGAGCTCGTTTTTGATTATTTAGAGTCACCATAAAATTGGCAAACTCTAGAGCCTTTTCCAGTCTTTCGTCCATAAAAACTCCTGCATTGTATATTAATTATCTGCTAGGAGTTGGTGTTAGAAAATTTATGGACCGCTGACGGTAGCTATTGTAGGTGCATTAACTGCCACATTAGCGCCAGTAGCACGATAGTGTTGTACACGACTAGTAGTAGTGCCACCAACAGCTTCATCAATGGTATTACTACCAGAGGTAGAATTTCCAGCGTCGTTAAAGTTAATAATTAAAGTTAAAACGGTAGCTGTTCCTGTACTATTATTGGCAACATTACAAGAAGCTTGTACACTAAAAATATTATTTGCATAAGTAAGAGTACTGGTACTAGTTAAAATTGTCTGAGCCGAACTAGTTAACCCATACCAACCTATACTGGATCCAGTAACACCAGCTGTTGTATTAGTATATCCAAATTTTATAGTACCAATAGTGGATAGAAAATTGACCCAAGCATTACCTTTTGCAAGAGTATCGGCAGCAGCGCCTGATGAACTATGACTAGGAACTATTCTTATTTCTCCGCCTGCATTAAAAAAGTATCTAGCATTGGCAGCATCAGCAAAAGTCACAGTCACATTATGAGTACGTGACCCGTTCCAATTAGCAAAGGTTGGTGTTACCCCATCTACTGTTGTTGCTTGGTTAACATTTAATGTAAATTTATTAGTTTGTAATGTGGTTGCCTGACTATTATAGGTGCTCCAATCACTGGCTGTAATACTGCCCCCAACTGACACACTAGGAGCTGTGCTTGCTGCATTTGTTTGATGGTAGGAAATTTTATCCAAATCAGTTTTTAAATTTTGCATTTGGCTGGCTGTTATATTATTGCCAGCCGCTACTTGGCTACTACTGACTACCTGACCATATCCTGTTTGCTCAGATCCAGTACCTAATACATTACCCACTATGGTCTGTATTGCATTATAATCTGCTGCTAGTATTGAATTTCCGCTGCCAATAGCCATTTTAATTCCTTTCGTTATTTATTATAGTATTATACATTCTACTAGTTTAATACCAGCTTCAACGTTGGTTTCTAATGCTATGGCAAATGCATCATTGTGATTGCCAAATGCCTGTGCTGTTCCATTAGGAGCTGCTACTAGTCTTTGACCTTTAATAACGCTTCCATTAACTTTAACTGGTACACGACCCTTTAGCGCAACTGCCACTCCGCCTTCTAATCCATCGTTCATCAAGTAAGCTGGGTTTTCAGATACAACTCCTATGGCACGGAATCCTGTTTGTGCTGCTGTGACTTCTTTATCTCCTCCAATCATTAATACGGTACCAACTTCATAGTTAGCATCAGGTAGATACTTTTCCGCCAAGTCAGCATATTTTGCTGTGGTCGAAACTCCATCAAATTTAATACATTTTAGTGTGTTTGTGTTTGGGTTATATGTTAGTGCATCATTATCAACTCTTAACTTATCAGTGCTAGTGTTGCCAGTAGTAAAAGTACCAGTAGTAAAAGTAACAAAATAATTAGTGTTAGAATCTGTGGTATTAGTGACTTCAATTCTTGAGGCTTCACCAACGTTAAACAATCCACTCAATGAAGTCCAAGCTAAATCACCACTGTCGTTTATAGCTAATACTTGTTTAGCCGTGCCTTTGGCTAAAAAGCTAGTTAAATTTGGCGAGCTTTGATAGACAATTGCTCCAGCACTGCCACCATTGATACTATCAGTATTATCTACAGCTCCAATAAATCTACGGGCCGTGATATCACCGTTACCATCTCTAACAGCCGCAGTATTAGCTGTTGCTGCGGTTGCCCCAGTTCTATAAGTTCCGCCAACATTTAAATAGTCTGCTCTAGTAGCAGTGCCACTGACATCGCCATTAAAATTAACAGCATAAACATTACTAAATTTATTATCACTTGATCCCACAGTACTATATTCAGAACCAGGTAATATGGCTACCCCTTGTAATTTAAACGGAATCTTTTCAGTGGTGCCTCCACCTTGAACATTTACTGTGGTCTTAAAAATTATAGATTTATCGGCTGAAACATTTTTAATAACAGCATTGGTATTATCAATAAAAACAGCTAAATCATTACTATTCCCAACAGTAAATCCGTCGTTAAGAAATCTAGTACGAGTTTCAAAAATTGGATTGCCTGTTCTTACAAAATCAGTGGCAAGAAACCCATTTAATTTTACTGAATTTGATGCAGTCCCCCAATAGATATAATTGTCATCTGAAACTCCACTATTAGAAGTAGTATGAGCTAAAGTAATACCTATTTTAATTGTAGTAAATACTGCTGCTCCATTTTCAACTAGATCAGGATCTAGTTGAGTGACACCTGTTGGTAATGTAAACTCGGATTTACTTATGATAAAAATAACTTTGCCGTCAATAATACCTTTAATAATTGGGTGAGGGTCGCCATTATTATCGTCAACGCTGGTACTTTTAAGTTCAGTAGTTTGTGCATTTTGAACAGCCTGTGGACCAATAAGTACAAAATTGTCGCCCCCGGAACAAGTATATAATTGATTGGTTTCAGTGTTATACCAAAAATCGCCTTGAGATAACCCACTAGGTTTAATCCGTCCTGTTTCAGTACCACCAGCACTTTTAAATTGAGAACCGTCAAAAAACTTTAGTTTTTTAACACTGGTATCATACCAAATTTGCCCTGTTATCTTCCTAGAGGGAGCTGAGCCACTGGCAAAGTTTTCTAAAAGATGTACGATATTTTCATTTTGAACTTCACCGTAGCCGGCATAATTTCTGCCAATAAGACTGATATCTAATGTATTATCCACTGTGCCATCTTCTACAACTGCAACCAGTGTACCATCATATTTGTTAATATTATATGGCATTCCCTAAACCCCTTTAGAATATTTATCAAAATCAAGCATTATCATCGACCCACCCTCTGGTAGCACCAGTATAAACTAAGTTAAAAGCTCGTCCTGGAGTAGTAATATTAATATCATTAGTAGTAGCATTAATTAAATTGCCGTTTCTTCTAATAAACAATTGGGCTGCGACACTAACCCCAGTTTGATCAATGAATCGAATTTCATCCCCCACATTTGGTGTTAACGGCAATGTTATTTGAATATTATTATTGAATCTTACAGTATCTATTAATAGTCGATCTCCGGCCTTAGCTTCATAATTATTTCTAATCACTTGCCAAGCAAGTGTTAACTTGCCAGGGATATCAACTACTGTATCAGCATTACCAATATTAATAGTATCTACCTGATCTCCTATTCCAGTGCCGTCGTCAACAAAAAGATTTGCAATATTTGTTAAAGATTTGATCTGACCTTGTTCTAATATAAGATCTTCTTCTATTTGAGCGTTCCAAATTTTAGCTGTAGAACTAGGGCCGTAAATTTTTCCGTTAAGGTATATATCCCCAGTAACACCCAATGCGCGTGATGCACCAAATGTTCTCACTAAGTCTGAAGCTATAATTACATCTCTATTATCTTTAAATAATAGACCAGATCCTCCAAGACTATTAGCATTAGGGTCAATAGTTAAACTAATTAAATCATTGTTAATAGTTAAATCATGTTGAATAGTGACCATACCGCCCACTTGTAGATTAGCAGTATCCTCAATGCGTCCTATCTTAATTTGACTGGCTACTGCACCGATTCTTAAGTCAGTGACAAATGATGGGAATAAATCAAATTCAGTTGTAAATTGACCTACAGTAAATGTTCCTTTACTATTAATACCTTGACCATTAACTGTGATAGATCCGTTAATTCCTAAATTATTTTTAATAAGAGTTTGACCAAAAGTATTCCCAACCTCAATACTAAATGCAGCTCCACCGATGGCCAAAGATCTAACATTTTCGTTGAATACGCTGGCTGATAATGTATTAACATCGGATCTAATGTCAGCCTGTAAACCACCAGTTAATGAATTGCCTTTAATTACAATGTCGCCTTCAAAATATGCTGAAGAATTACGCACATACAATCTACCATCAGTAGAACCAATAACTATATTATCAGCTGTTCTCCCAAAATTTATATTTCTAACTTTATTATCAAAAAGATAGACTGTTTCTGCCTTACTCTTTATATAAGCTGGTGTACTATCAGCATATCCTACATAAAATTCACCAATTACATTTAAATCATTATTAATGTAAGTATTACCAGTTACAGCACCTATAGTAATAAAAGTAGCCTCATTGCCAAAATATATATTTTCTACGGTATCTGGTAAAAAATTAAAATATAAACCAGCAGGATTTGAACTAGTGATTTCAGCAGTTCCTGCCACGTCAAAAATTAATTTTTTTCTTAATACCAAATCTTCTTTGGCCAAAACATTTGCTTCAAATTCAATGTTATTATTGGAATTTAAAAGTAAATTGCCCGATGTGGATCTAACTGTATTTCCTCTAATTAAAATATTACCTGTTTGAGTTTCACCAATTACTGACAAACGATTTTGTATATCTACATCATTATTAAATTTAACTAAACCAGTAGTAACACTTCCAATGTTTATAGTATTTGCAGCAGAACCCATATTAATGGTTCTAACTGCGGTATTAAGCAAATTAAAATTAAGTAATGTGGAATTTAAACTACCGCCATTAATATTGACATTTCTTACAACATTTAAATCGTTATTGATGGTAGTAGTACCAGTACTACTACCAATACTAATCGTTGTAGCAGCGCCTGCCAAATTCAATGTTGTTGCTGTGGTATTGACGATATCAATTGAATTACTATTAGTTACAATATTATTACGAAAATTAGCATCGCCATTGATATCTAATGTGGCCAACGGGGTCGAATTATATATGCCTATTCTTTTATTACCTGCACTGACAAAAATAGCATCACTTGATGTATTAGTATTGTCTTTTGCATTTATGGCAAAATTACTATTTTGAATAGTATTTTTAATAACAGATAGCGCAGGACTTATTTGGAATATTAAATTATTAGACGAGCCTAATGTTAAAGGAGTTTGATTTATTATAGTTAAAGCACCATTGATAGCGCTATTTCCAACAGTTTGGACAAAGTTACTAGCATTAATAACATTGCCGAATGCATCAATTAAGTTTTGAGCATTTAATGCTGTGGCATAAAAATTAAATTCAGAAATTGCTGGTGTGAATCCCTTTTTTACCACACCAGTTATACCTTCAGTTTGTAAAGTACGCCCATTTGTGGTTAGATAATTTGGGGTGAATGTGTCTTTACTGAATATACCTAAAAGTACATCCCCAATTTTTAACTTAATTAATGTTTTAATTGATCCGCTAATATCAGTTATATTAACAATTTCGTATCCAGATACACCTTGTTGAGCAGTATATATAGGGCCAGCTAATCGTGTGCCTTGACCATCATTAAAGTACAATTGTCTTCTTAAACTGTCAATCCATATATCGCCAGGACTTAACGCTGGCTCTGTACTACTGATCTGTGGCCTATTTGGTTCTTTAAAAACACTACCGTTAAAAATTCTAATTTTTTCTTCACTGGTATCATACCAAATTTGACCTTTGATTGGATACTTTGGAGCACTAGTACTAGCAAAATTTTCTAATAATTTAACAAAATTTTGATTAAATTCTAAACCATAGTTATTTGTACTCTTGCCTACCAAGGTCAAATCAGAGCTGATTTTGTCAACGCTATTGTCTAAAATATCAGCTAGGATAGTTCCATCAGTTTTAGTTATGGTATATGGCATTATAGAGTCCTACCGGTATAAATTATAAATTTTAAATTGTTTAATGGATTATTATCAACAATATTCAATGGGCCACCAAGATTAGGTTTAATATTAGTACTATCATTGCTGAGATTAGGCAATTTAAATACAGGAATACCGTTTTCTTGATCCTGCCCAGTGGGAGTATAGATATTTCCAATAACACTGAATAATTCTGGATAATCCGATCTCTTTAAAGAAGATCCATCGCAAATTCTATAACCAAATGGTAGATCATTATTAGGATTCCCTGACCATATGATAATTGACCCTATAGCCACACAAGGCAATGAGTTAATTAAATCAGTTTTAGTAATTTTAAATAAGTTATTAGAAGTGCTTCCATTAATAGTTCTTTCGCCACTTACTAATAATAAATCATTATCGGTAAACTCGTCTATATTATCTTTATTAGCAATAATATTTGAATTTAAAATAAATGTAATATCACCTGTGGTTTTATTTTTGCCATCCAACAGAATTGGTGCAGCTTGTGTATTTAGATTAATCAAATTGTCTACAACATCACCAGTAAATTTAATAGTGATATGCTTAGTTAAATATTTAGAGTTATCTGCTGTGCCAGTCACATTGCCAGTTAAATTACCAGTAATCATCGTTAATGCATCAATATTGTTTGCCCAAATATTGTTCCATATTTTTGTTTGACTTCCTAAACTATACTGTTCGGTAATTTTTGGTTCTATATTTTCTAGTTTGGACTTCCCTGTGACAGTCAATCCTACTGAGTTAGGATTTGTAACCATATCGATTGATGATCCTATGATCAAAGATTTGGCTATTTTTGCCCCGCCCTCGGTATATATGCTTGGTTTATTTGGTTCTATAGCATCACTGTCATTTAGTTCCCTATCTAGGCCTGGTTTAAGAATTATTAATGATTGATTAGACTTTATAGTTCCATTTACATCTAAACTTTGAGCGGGCGCAGTATTGTTAATACCAACTCTTCCAATTCCGGATCCAACATCTCCAGCATCAATGGTCAAAATAGTCGCAGTAGCTAAACTTTTTTGAATTTTAAAATTTATTCTAGATCCAACATTTTTATTGGCGAACACACTTTCACCATTATCAACACCTATGCTTAATGATAAATCAGTACCTACTAGTACCCCGCTATCATTTCTAACATTAAACCCATATTTTGTTACGCTAAGTTGATCTGATCTAAGAAAATTGTTAGCAGCGACTACAGTATCTCCCACTATTAGAGATTCTGCTTTTTCACTGACTCCCCAAAATTTAACACCCTTTGAATTTGTTTGTGGAATATTATTATTTAAATTTATTCCTTGTTTAATTATAGGAAATCCTGCTTCAACGGTTTTAGGAGTAAATTCACGATTACTGACTATGGCCACTTTAGTACTTTTATCATATAATGCCAATACCGGTCTTGAGGTATTGTCAGCAGCATCAGTGATCAAATACGATTCAGCTATGGTTTTTTCATCAGTACTAGATGTTGGACCAATTAATACCCATGGGTTGCTGCCATCAGCGTAAATGTACAACTGTTTGTTAGTAGTATCAACATAAAAATCGCCTATATTAAAACCAGCAATCGGTGCTGTTGGGGGGATTGGTGATTTTTTAATAATACCCAATTGAATCCAACTTGTACCATCAAAAACTCTTAATCCTTTGGACAACTCATCATTTAATGAATTATACCAAAGTTGACCTTTCACTGGACTTCGGGGTCCAGAGTTTATATTTGAATTAGGATTACGAGCCGGACTTGCGAAATTTTCTAATAAGTGTAAAAAGTTTTCGCCAATAATTTGTGTATATCCTGTAGAATTTCTTCCTATAAAAGTCAAGCTAGTGTCTGTGTTTGTTGCACCATCAGGCACCGAGTATACTCGGTCGCCAGCAGTATTGGTTATTGGTGTAGTATTTGCCATGTTATGTTCCTAGACCAGTTAGACTTTGTATTCTAACTGTATAGTCTATTTGAATAAGACGATTTAAACTTTTTTGTACAGGGTGAAATACCACATGAGTCAATAATCTACTTTGATTTGTATTACTAAATGACTTCAATCCTAATTCATCAAATACATATTCTGATTCATTATTGTTTGTATTATCAAAAGCACTTTGGCCGCCTGGCTCGCCATAATCTAAAAAACAAGTGACAAACACATCAGTGTAATTTGTACCCGTGACATGGCGAGTTTCTATATAATTTCTTATAGGATCAGAATTAGTAATACTTCTATCGTCTACTACTTTGGTATATGTGGGGTTGTATAAATCGGCATTAATACCAGTAGAATTAGGTGTTAGATATGTAATAATACCTGTAGGATCTACTGCTGTTCCGCCGTTGCCAAAGGTCATTTCATAAATAAATCCTTGCCCAGAATTAGATATGCTATTAGCCAATGCAATACTCATATTTTCATAATGAATGGCATTACGCTTATTGACATAAATTTCTTTAGAACTTGGATCCCAAATCTTAATATGCCCTTCTATATGAATACCGCCAAAGTCTTTGTTTTGCATGATTATTTCTCTATCAAAATATTTATTTTATCCGCCACCTAGTTTTTGGACTTGAATTTTAAAAAATATGCTACGCTGTTGGTCGAATTAGCTATATCTTTGCCCGAGTCTTCCCAAACGGTTAATGTTTTTCTTACAACCTGTGTTTTAATTCCTGGCCTTGGGACTGTATTTAATTGAATACGAGCGGTAGTTTCATCAATTGTAAAATCTGCAGGATATTCAACATCTCCCTCGGGGCTTTCTGGATGTATTGTTGGGTCGTGCATCCAATATTTGTTTTTTCTTTGTCTAACACCGCCTACGAAAATCTCGATTCCGTTTTTATTTGGAATATAAGGTAAATCAGTATCGGGTGCCCACTCATGAATTTCCACCTTATCCTCATACGGGATTGTCTCAGTGACCCCAATATCAAATACTTCTGTACCTAAAGGATGTGTCTGAGGTATACCTGTCCCCCAAGTTCCTCTACGTAATTGAGTGATTGTATTTTGATTTTTAATGAAATACTCGATTCGTTCTCCATTAATGTAAACGACCCCTGGTTGATTTAATGTTATATTCGGCTCACCCAATGCTGTGATGTTATCTAACTCAATTTCCTTATCAGAAAATTTTAAATCTTCGGCTAATTTGGTGGTTTTATTTTTGCTTAATCTCTTATAATGAACTCTATTTAAAATATCTTTAAATTGCATAAATGCAATTGGATCTCTAGAAATATTTGTGCCAAAAGTCAATACTGAAAATACGTCATCAGTTGTTGGCAATATACTGAGTATTACTTCTTTTTTGTTTTCAGACAATATATAATCGCTATTGGGAATTAATAAAGTTTTATTTTTAGTTATCCAAACATAGTTAGTATTAATTATTGGTTCATTTAAGGTTAGTATTCCACCCCCAATTTTAATAGCATCCAAGTAATAAATTGAATTTACAAAATTGTCTATATTGGATATTCGTTTATAATCACTACGCTGTATGTTTAATACATCATGATTATACATTGAAATAACTTCTATCTCAGTATTATCTGGATAAGAGTTCTTAAGTTTAATATTTGCTATTTTTCCATCAGATCGATTCTCCGTAATTGGAGTAATTTCATAATCTGAATATTTGGTAATTGTAACTAATACTTTGGCGTTTTCAATATAGGCATTTGGCAGGATTTCAATTCGTTGTATAATCAAATTTATATTATAATCAGCACTCAACACAACTTCTTTGCCATCAATATAGACTTTATAGTCTTTGATAATATCAAAAACGTCTGTTTGATTGACGCCGCCCTTGCCCAATGGTATATCATAATTATATTCGTTATTTTTTAATATGAATGAAAAAGAATCTGTAGAATTTAATATTTGATTACCAACTCTAACTATTGTGTTTTGTGTTAACGGTAGTGATTTTCCAAAAAGAGTTGATAGATCATATGTTAAAGTAGTACCATCTGTTTTAAAAGTTTCTCTATACACTAGACTGGTAGTTTTGGATTTTTTAAAAATTACATAGTTTACTACTTGCCCAATAGCTAATTGATCTGTAAATTTAATAGCTAATTTGTTTTCAATTGAATAAGATTTATCAGTTTTAACTATTGTAAAGTTTACAATTTCACCTGAAACTAATACCAATAATTCTAAATCATTCTGCCAAGCCATGTTCAACACTATTTCTTTAGTTGGGGTTGATATAATTTTATGATCAATTTCTAAAACATTATCACCATTAAATCCCATATTAATAATAGATATTGGGGTTCCACGACTAGGCAGGTCATTAAATTTAACTAATAAATTATCAAAATCCACAACGTAATCGACATTGGGCGATAGTATATCAGGTCCAACTTTAACAATTACTGCTGATTTATTATTTGGATATTGGCCAATTTTATAATCAGAAGTGCTGCCATCAGAAATGTAATTGTCGCAGATAATGTCTGCTGACTCATTGATTAATATGTCTGATACTTTGATTACCACTGTGTCTGCCACATGTCCTGGTAGCATTTCTTCTGGAGCTGGGCTAGTCAATGGGCTAATAAAACGATCACCATCAATAATAATATCCTCGGCTTTTACTCCTGTAGCAGTCGCATATGTGCCTGTTTTAAAATTACCGCCTTCTACTAGCGTGTCATAAATTCTAATATCATCGCCATTGGATCTAGGATCCCACGCTTTTTCACCCCAAGGATTGTTTTCACTATCCCATTTTTCAGGAGGGTCAAAGTTTATTCCCACAATGCTAACTCCGCCATAGTCAATTCCCGTCATTAGCTGAGCAAAATCCTTGCCTATCATACCACTTTCTGGATTGTAATAATGAGTAATTCTATCCAATGCTTTCAGATGATAAAAATCTTTTTTATAGTTAACAGTTATAGTAAAGATCTTTTTTGGGTCCTTTTTTACTGGCAGTGAGTTAAAAACTATTTTACCATAATAAATTGTATGACTTCCATCAGGGCTAGGTTTACTAGTTTTTACCAATGAGTAACTACCTTTTAAAGCATCAATTTCAATGCCATCAATGGTAAACTTCACTGAATTTTGATTTTTTTCAGTATTTGGACTGTATATTAAATCATAGGAAATAGTGTAACTGTCTCCAATAAAAGTTTCAGTTTTAGTTAAAGGTAGTATATTTTCTATTGGTTCTTTGGCATACCGATCAAATCTCAAAGCCATAGTATTGGTTCTAACTAAATCATTTTTAATTACAGCAGTGGCCCTAGCTTGTACTCCGTCAATATCTAAATGGCCTACTATTTTAATAATAGGTGCTTTGTAATATCCCGATCCTTCGGTCAATATTTCAATTTTTGTTACCTGACCTTTAGATATATACGCTCTAGCTGTTGCCGGGACCAAGCAATCGCCCTCAATGTCTACTCTTGGTCTAGACAAATATCCACTGCCGCCATCAAAAACAAGTATTTCTTTAACGGAAAAACTAAAATTATCTAACCATAATCGCCAAGGATATTCTTGAACAATATTACTAAAATAAGTTAGATCTGCGTCAATCCTAGTTTGAGCCGCTACAATTTGATTGTTAACAACAAATGATGGCAAATCAAAATCGGTAACTAGACTTTGTGAATTATCCATGTTGTTATAAACACTGACAAACTCTCTTATTTTAGTTCTATAAGGTTTAACTTCAGCAATATAACTTTCATAATCTTCTAAATTATCATTGTTATAGGTAATTTTTTGGCGTAATTTACCCACATTATGCAATGCTTTAACAAAACTAGTCTTAAAAATCCAATCTAAAAACGGTTGTTCTGACAGGGCATATTTGATACTTAAAAAGAAAAGATTTAGATAGATCATTCTACGATTGTCTATCAATATTTTATCTTTTAAAGTGTTTAAAATTATTCTTAATTCTGTGCTGCCAGAATTATCAAATTTATTAATGTCATATAAATTACTGTCGTAACCAAGTCTATTATCTGTAAAATTATAAAATTTAGGACTTAATTGAATAGAACCATTTTGACGACCAATTACTTGAAAACTCTGTGTATAATCAATAGATTCTATATTAGAATATTTTTTTAACAATAACCAACCTGAACTTCCAACGTTATTAACTTTAACTACTTGACCTATTTTGATATCATTCACAAATAATTGATATGTACTATCTACCACATAGTCTATTTTAGTATACTGATCATAACCATCTTCGTACCAATCAATATAATGCCAAAAATTAGTAACATCATATTCTTGGATTTTTATTTTACTCCAAATTTTATTACTATAGGCATAAATGCACCAATTGCCAAATACTGTACTATCACTTCGAACCAATACACAGAGAGACCTATATGATATGCCTCTATTTGGAATATAGGGGGCAGTTGATGTTAAGATATCAAGATCATACCCCTCACCTTGAGATAAAATTTTAACTTCTAATATGCCGCCGGTATTATTTAAAACTACTTGTGTTTTAACACCAATCCCACCGCCGGCAATAATATTTAATACTGGTGGATATTTGTATCCAGCACCACTTTCTAACACACTAATTGAAACTATTTTACCGTTTTCAATATTTAATTTAAGGTCTGGCTTTTTAAAAAATTCAACATTAATAAAGCGCAATTCTTTTTCAGTATCAATAACATAGTCATAAAACCCAAAAATTTCACTAGGTGCTAGGTCTTTCTTTACCAGATCAGTTAAATTTATATTTTCTATTTGGATCTTTTTAAATTCACTGTTAAATCTTTCAATAACTTGTTTAATAGCCTCTAATCTATTGACAAACATACTTTGTCTTGGTTTAAATTCTATCCCATATCGTTGCTTAGGTGATAGTGTTAAATCAGGAATCATTTTGCCATTTTCATCAAAGCCTACAAGACTATCGATCCATTTTCTTTCAATCTGTTTAGGAATTTCAGTTTTTTCGTTTTCACTAATAATTTTCCATTCGCTATGAACGTTTGCACTATGATCAATATTTGGTAACCAATATTGAACTGATAATACTACATCTTTAGAAGTTAATAAATTTCTAATATTGGTTAAGCTAATACTATTAGAATTGGTAAATTCAATATATTTTAATCCTTGTCCTTTGGGATTACTAATAATATTTGCAATTTCTAAAGCTGAATTTATTCTACCATTTATATTAGGCAATGTGCTTTTGTTTTTTACCCAGAAATAATAAAGTGATGTAAATTTTTTAGACACTGAATCATATTTCTTCTTTATACTATATGCTAAACCACCATATAAACTAGTACCAGTAACTCCTTGAGATATGCCATCTATTGTGTTAGATAATATATCCCAATCCTCTGGAGAGATTTTAGATTCTACCCATTCATAAATATCAATGCTGGCTGTTTCGTATAGTGTATTCCATGTATTATTTTTGTAAGTTATATCACCTATGTGAGCATCTAAGAATTTGGCTCTACGTAAGTCCCACCATAATGTGCCAACTTGTTTGTCCAACCACGACATTCCGTCGTCCACATTGATATCTAATTGACTATCTAAGGTTGCATAGGAATATGTTGCTGGATCATAATAAGTTTTATATTTGATTTGTTCTTCAGCTTTGCCCGGGATCTTTCCTTGAATAATATCTACAATGTCCAAGTATGTTAATAACTCATTAGTACGTCTATTATATAAAAATATTTTTTTAAATAGACTTAAATCAATTTTTGGACTTTCTTTTTCAATAATTTTCCAACTATAATCATTTCTATAATGAGTATATACAGCACCACTTCTACGATCATTCAGTGCATTTGGTGCGGATATTATGATGTCATTATCAGCAGCAGCTACTTTATATCCATATTCATCAATACCATCAGTTTCCACACTTAATGATTCTGCATAGATAAATTTATTTTCATATCTATCATACACATCTACGCGACCGGAGTCGAAGTTGATTAGATTTACAGTACTATCATCATAATTTAATATTGTACTATCATCATATTTTACCGTACTATCTGCAAGAGTGCTATCTTCTATTGTACTATCATCATAATTGAACAAGTTATTTCTAGAACTATTTGCGTACTTACTATGAATAACTAGGGTTTTTTCATCGTTAACAAATTTAATGTAAGTTCCAAATTGTTCATCAGGATCAAGTTCACTATTTCTATCAGTTAATGTTTGAAATGGCTCATAATTTTTATAAATGCATACGGCCCGTTGTTGCGTGGTATTTTGTAAGACACCAGTTACTGCCAAATAAGTTGCGTTTTCTGATAACGAAACGGCTAACCCGAATTGTTTATAATTTAAATTTGTTATTTCATAGATCATTGATTGATCTTTATCAAACTCATCACCACTTCTTTGATAGATTAAAATTTTATCTTGAGGATCTGTGATTGCCAATGTTTTAGCCTTTTGATCCACATCAAAATCACTACCGTCTGATTTATCTACTTGATCTAAGCATTGCCAAATGTTAGTAGAATTCTCTATAAGTTTATAATAATACACACTAGATCTATTACCGACAACTAATGAATAAGTTTCGTCGTAGGCAAATTTAATTTTATATCCAAAAGAATCAATTGAATTTGTTAATACATTCTCAAAAATGTATTTGCGAGTGAGCTCGTCGAATAAAAATAAACTAATAGACATTTCACCTGCAACGGCCAGCCAATTACCGTCATCGCTAAAAGCCAAACTTTTACCAAAATTATCTCTGTCTGAATTTATAATTTGAAGCAATGACCAATCTGATATGATTGATGGCTTATAGTAAACAAAAACTTGATTGTCAAATTTAGAAATTGCTAACCAATTTGAAGATTTACTAATAGATATAGTTTCACCAAATCTACTATTATTGGTGAGGGCTGTTCTGTAAATTTTATTTCTATCGTAAACTGAGTTGTTGGCCCATATTGCATATTTGTCGTCAACTGACTTATTAATCCAAGCCAATTCGTTTTCTTTAAGATAGGAAGGAACTACTAAATCATCAATAGTATTAAATCTTTGTTTAGTTAATTTAAATAGTTTGGTTGATCGAAACAAAAATTGCAGTGAATCATTAGGTGGAGAATAACTATCTAATGCTGTGGCTAGCACAATAGTTTTACTACTAATAGAATTAATTTTACAAAATAAATTTAATTTTTCATAATTTGCTGTTATGGCAATTAATTCACCCACTTCAAAATTAGGAATTTGATCTTGATCTAGTGTTATAGTTAACTCTTTATCTACAGGATTAAAATTCAAATCAATAACAACATATGGCATATGTGTAAATCTATACACATTCCAATCATCATTAAATTCATTTAACTTAGGTTCAAATGCCGTCCAAATATAATCTCCTGAGACAAAATTAATTGGATTTTGACTTAATAAATCTTCTAATTTGTCTGTGTTAAACTTAACTTGATCATATTTGACAAATCCAGGTGTACGTAAAAATGGAATAAAGTTTTTGTTAGCAACCCAAATATTATTTTGATAATTCTTAGATCTTAGATAAATGTCTTTTTTAGTTTGTCTAATTATAAAATCTAACGAAGCATCATTAGTTGTAGTTACTAGTTCAATAGCTTGTGGATTAATTTTAAATAAACTTTCATCTAGAACAAACTCTATTTCATCAAATGCATCTTTACCGCCATATTGGCCCACTCTTATAGCCCACTCTTCAATAAAGTCTATGCTATCCTTGTCTTCAGCACTCAGCACATCAAATAATTTGTTTAAAGAATTTATGCTGCCTTTTTCTTGAATCATCCCTTGATAAAACTTAAATTCACTTACATCATTTTTAATAATATTTTCTAAATACTGACGTTTTTGATAACCAATTAAGTGCTGTGCCATTTTTTGTTGACCAACATCGAAGTTGTCACTGTCTAAGTCATAAAAATCTGTAAACTGCAAAGCTTTATAATCCCAATTAGGCAGTAATTCACTAGTAGGCTTGCTGTCTAATCGAATCCAATCAACTTTATTAAAAGTTTCTATTCCAGGTAGGAAAGTAGTTGCACTATAATAGAACTCTTTATATCTAACTATCTCGCCAAGGTGATAATCCTTCCACGGTGTCCAATCATCAATATTAGCACGATCATAAATGAATCCTGGTGCATCTAAACTGCCATCCCAATTAATTGTTTTATATCCTGCAACTTGTATTTTTTCTTGCCTATAACCTGTTTCCAGATTATAAATTAGGTCATTAAATTGTGTCACATTGTCAATTAATAAGACGTGTTCTTTTTGTACTAGATATATTGTAGCCCCATATATTCCTAAATTTTCATCTTTAGGCCTAAGTGTAAAAGTATTATCGTATCTTGTATAATTTAAAAGATTAGGCGGATATGCTTTGCCATCTGCTGAAAATATTTCATAAGCATTATTCTGTTCTCTAAGATCATCTACAGTATTAAATTTTAAATTTAAATCCAATTGTAGTGCTGCCGGACTTAAACTGATAGCCGAAGCTCCATCCGAATTTAAACTTTCTAATCTAAAATAGTTAGCAGGATTAAAAGTTTCACTTGGTGCTTGATCTTGTTTAGATCTATAATAATCTCCATTATAAAATACCACCGTACCTAATTTATAAGCTGTGTTTTCAGTCCATTCTATATAATTTTCACTGCCCGAACTCCAATTTTGTGTAGTCCAAAATAAAAATTCTTTTATGCTAACATCCCAACTGGCCACATTTCTTAAATCTGGATTAAAATTATCAAAGCTAAATCCTTGATCTTTTAAATATTCCCCATGCCCTTGTAGGAAATCGACCACTTCCTGAATAGAATTTAATATAGTTCCATAGTTCAATACTACAGGATCTCTTTGCCATTTTTTTCTTAAATTAGCAACAACTCCGCCAACAATTGGTAGTGCTGGTATTTTTTGTAAAAGATCATAACTGGGATTATCTTGACTAGCGTGACTGACCTTAACCCTATAATAATATCTATCAATTGATAATATATTACCAACCAAGTATTGTTGATTAGGTCTCCAATCAATATAGCTTTCACTAATACCGCCCACATTGAGATTGACACCACTTTGTAGCCAAGGGTAATAATAAAAATAAGGATTAGTTTGATTATAACCTTTTATTACATATCCAATTCCACGTTTAGTTTTAATTTTAGTTATAATAACACCACTATAAGATAATTTTTTAGTTGGACTGCCAACATTTAAAAATATTTTATAGTTTTCATTTGGTATAAAAACCCCTGCTTTAGCTGCTGAACTTTTACTATCTAATATAAGTTCATATTTTTCTTTACTGCTAAATCCTGCTAATCTATGACTTAATTTATTATTAATATTTTTTAAATCAGTTTTATATGTATCTAAAAATGAAGTATTATCACCTTGTAGATAATCTATGATATAATTAATTAAACCAGATGTAAACGTTCTAGTTGAATCTTTTATTGTATTTGGTGTTTTAACGTCAGTCAAACGTAATCTTAAATTTGTATCTTTATAAACTAATTGATTATTATCATTTTTAACTATTCTTGAACGATCAAAATAAGCAGCAAATACTCGATTTGGCTGCATTAAAATCATAGTTATTAGCAAACTGAAAGGATAATAACTGCTTCGACGCCAAGCTGTTTCTACTGGACTTTGGTCTCCAAATACATAGTTTTCGTTTGGGTTAGTATCAAATATACCTTGAGTTAAATTAGCTAGTATGGGATCTATCAAATTGCCTATTTCATCAACTGGGGGGACATCAAGTACCGGCCTGGCAAATTTAGGATTTCTATTAACTGGCCTATTTGGTTCTCTAATAACGCCATTTCTAAGATCCTGCCAAAGAATCAAGTTATTTGATGTATATGGAGCTGTGCCATATGTATCTTCCCACCACTTTGGTTTAATACTAAATCCTAAACTTTCCCAAGGAGTTAAATGTATACGATCTGTATCAAAATACCATTTATAAATGCCACGCCAAAATGCTGGAACATTGCCCCCATCTATGCCAATTGCTTCACTATAATTAAATGTAAAAGCATTGTTTGAATTATAAACTAAAGATTTTGTAAAATCTTTATCAATTAACCCAGTCCATTTAAAAAAGCTAGGGCCTAAAATTTTATTAAATTCATCTAGTGAATAGGCTGTTGGTCTATTAGCTCCTGGAATAAAATCATATATGTCCAATATATCTGTGTTATATTTGACTTTGATGTTATTAAAAATTCGTTTTTCTAATTCTAATATTATATCATCTCTATAATCATTATACGCTAATATAACACTGCCGTCATGACCTTGTATTAAGTATTTTGGTTCAAGTAATGTAGTATCTAAATATTTTTGCGGCTCAAATTTAGGATATAGACCCAATACTGTTGGGGTGGATGGAATATAACAGCCATCAGTACTTTCATATTCATAAACAGTTATAATATCATTTTCTTTGATGGGCGTTAATACTTCAATAAACCCATCAATGCCAAATATGTAATCTCTTTCATGAATTAGTTGAACACCATTTAAATAAACATTTACAGATTTATAGTTTAATTCATCCAGTGTAAATGGCGTAGACAAAGGATATTTTTTTACTCTATAATCCTGTACAGTAAAATTAGTTTGTTTACATGCCCCATAACCTAATACATCACTAAAATAATAAGGTGCTGTTTTGGGATTTCCCTGATTAATTTCAAACAAAATTTGATCTACTGATTCTTTAACTGAAATATCATTTGATAATCCTATTAAATGCCCTATGAAATTTCTTTTAAATTTACCATAATCATCTCGAGCCCGTTCTAAAGATTTTAGAATATTGGCTGTCTTATTTGTTAAATGATACAATGATAAATTAATACTTCCACTATGTTGAACAAATTTTGTACCATAACTACTGACATTAGAAAGGTCTCTTAGATTGCCTATTCCTGGGTAAATTCCCTCAAAAGTTTGAATATTATCAATAATAGAATCCACATGATCAATTACTTCTCCCAAAGTAAAATCATTAATATTATTGTTTAATGGATTATTTTGAAAGTTAATAGGAAATTCGTATTTGCCATTGTTATTTTTAGTTTGTTTACTATAACATCTTAATGTGACAATGTCCATATCTGTCACAGCATTATCTAATACAACTATTTTGTAAACAATGTCATCCACTACAGAAAATAAATGCTTATCTAATCTTTTACCGTTTATATAAACTTTTACTAAAAGATCATCAAGATTATTAATATCTTCATATACATCTATGGGAAAGTTATTTGTTAAATTAGAATTTTTATAAATTCTCACAATAGGCTGAACATTTTTTAATTTATTTGTAGTCCAGCCATTTAGATATTCAGTGCTTAATTTATTAACTTTTTTAATAAATTTGTTATCAGTACTTTCTGTTATTACTTCAGATAAGATTTTATAAGAAAAAGTATTTTGTAATAGGTCAAAATTAAAAAGAATGTCCCCCACATTGTTTATATTCTTATAACTTAAAGGGAACCCTAATTCAGAATCTTTTTTACCAGAGCCTATTTTATAGGAAAAAATCTTATTACCTGAAAAAGTCGAGCCATCATATTTGTTAACTTCAGTTAAATTAACTCCTTCTTCGTCGAACAAATCAAATAATGGTTGTTGATTTTGAGTGGTTTTAGTTTGACCAACTATCCAAGTTGTTCCGTTATACCATAGCATTTGTGCTGTATATTTTACACCATTTTTAACTAATACTACATCATGTAAGTTTGGTTCCGTATCAGGCTCTTCCTCTAAATGAATCCTACGAACACCAATACTACTGTTATTTTCATGGGTCGTTATGAAATTTACTCGATATATTTTACCATTAACTAACGGATCACTATCCCCAGTGAATAATATTCTATGCCCATCTACTAATTGAACATTATCGATGTTATATCCTAATGAGCCTTCTATAATAGAAAACACATCACTTGTAAAATCATCTACCAAATCAACATCCTGTTTGGGGCTGGTACCAAAGTTAAAAAGTTTTAAATTGGCGTCAAATTCTATAATTGGACGTTTAGCTCGTTGTGATTGATCAAATACTGGTTTCTGGCCAAGTGCAATAGCAGTTTTTTCTATAATAGATTCATGGAACCAACGATTATATCTGCTCCAAGGGTTTCTATCTGCACTAGCTCTATTAATTGAAATATAGTCTTTAGCTACGGGCGAATATTTAACATCATTATATGGTAATTTATCATAGCCAGTGTCATCAAAAGTCACATCATAATCTTTAGTATATGGTGCTACAATTTCTAATTGTTTTTCAGGTATAAGTTGAATTCGATCCCCAACTCCCTCGACATAAAAATCACCTTGACTATAAAATTCAGGGGTTACCTGACCTTTAAAATTGACTTTCATACCATTGCTCAAACTCAGTCCGCTGCGTAAGGTATAAGTTTGACTATTGATTATTTCATTTTCAACATCTATAGCAGTATTTTCTGTAATATCAAATATTTTAATAATGCCTGAAGCGTCAGGTGTATTTTCACTAACGTAATAAAGCACGTCGGCACATTCTAATGGAACGGTAAAAGTTATTACACCATTTTCCACAGCATAATTGTCCACCCCATCTGTAAATCTATGTGCTTCGCCTATTTCTCTTTGAGTCTTTATACTAAATGGTTCATTAGGGCAATTAATTTCAAATTGATAAGTCTGACCACGATATAAAGTTAGTGATGGATTTCTAGTTAACCCATCTGGAGTAAAAAGAAGTGCTCTATTATCACCCTCGTCACTTAGTACAACTTTGTAGGTTTTGATTATTTCCAGTTGTTGGCCAGGTATAGTTATAGCATCTGGTCCAAATGGCAACCAATAATAATGTGCAAAATTAACAATTTTATCCCAATCTATATGTGGTTCCCAACTGTAAAATTCTTGTTGATTAACTCGTTCATGATTGTTTGTTATGCCACCCAGTACATCTATAGTATTGATATAATCTAAATAATCTTTATAAAAAGTCACATTGCCTACAGTGTCTTCAATGACTAAACTAGGCTCAAGTTGATAATTTTTTCTATCTTGAATAGGCTCATTTAAAAAGATATCATTGGCAGAGGTTGCTTTGGAATTTTCCCTACCTATATAACCGTTAAGGCGCCGTATTGTACCATTTTGAATTAGTTGATTAATTGTACCAGAAATAAATTTTTTATTGCTGTCACTTCTATAAAATCTAGGTATAAGATTTTCAGCTTTTCTTTTTTGATTAGGGTCATTTGAAGGAAACAAATCTGATTGGTTATCTGCCATCAATAATCCCCTGTTCTGCTAGTAATATTTTGTTGTGACACCACCGTATTAGGTGAATTGATGATACCATCAGCTAATATATTACTAGCAGTTATAGTGCTAATTACTTCAATATCATCAGCAGTAGCACCATTGATAAAAATTTGATCGCTTTCTGCTTTAATTTCAAACAAACTTCCAAAACGCAAATCAGGTTGTCTAGGAACTATAATTATGTTTACTAGATATGGTGTAGTTCTACTCATAACATAGGCAACTAATTCACTGAAGTAAAAACTGTCACCAAAGTCCCAATTTTCTATGGCAAAAAATTCATTTATGGCCAATAATACATTAGTTCTTATTTCATTATCACTGATAATCTGTTCAGAATTTTTAATAATTTTAAATGTGGCTCTTAGATTTAAACTGGCTTTGGGCCCAAACAATACTTTATATTTTACTGGATGATATATAATTTCATCACTCATAGCCTTAATATTATTCAAACTTGGAGATAATACCAAATTTAATTCATCAGAACTGGCTGGGAAAGGTTCTTGATCTAAGGTGCCAATTAACCATTTTCTAAATTCTGAATCATATTGTTTGGTTAATACATAAAGATCCATGATATTAATCTGTCCAGGATCTATCCTAGACTCATAGTCTGCGCTATGTATATACTGGAATTTTAAATCTGATCTACCTTGAAAAACTTTATAATCTAAACTAGCAATAAATCTTCCTTGCGTTGCATTCCATTTTTGGACTGTTTTAGTATCTAAAAAATAATAATATTGATTATCAATTCTATCTATTAGAGATTCAATATTGGACTGAATATATATTATCGGTGTATTATTGCTAGAAACATTTTTAACGTATCTATAATCCAATTGTCCTGTGGCAACTTCGTATCTTTCTAAAATAATATATTTTGATTGATCAGTACTGGGGTTTACAATAACATCAAACAAATCAGGGTCATCAACTACCCCATCATCGTTGCTATCATTAAAACTTATTTCTATTCTTTTAGTATCCACATACCCATCTGCCCCTAAAAATTCTTGATCGACTTCCCAATTTAAATTATAGGTAAACGGGGATATTTGATTTAAACTAGTAGGATCTGAATTGATGCTTAATACTGTTATTTGATCCTTGACCACTAAATTACTTCTGCTATCATAAATTTTATTATTACTATCGTAATAAAAACGAATTTGATTATCACTTGCAAAAACATATTTTAATTTTCTAGATTTAACAACATAGAATTCTGTATCAGTGGTGAATAACAATAGCCAACTACTATCTAGTTTTTGATTACCATTGTCACCAGCTTTGCCAGTATTAAATTCATCAACAATATTAAGATTACTTTCAAATACTATTTTCCAGTTTTTAGATATTGTATCATATCTAAGACCAAAAGGCTTGTTAGCAAACACCAAATCAACAATAGTTGAAATTGTATTAGTATCTAATGAAGTTCTCCATCTTGGAATTATTTTGTTTAATCGTGAATTAGTTGGCACTTGAATATTTAAAGTTATGGCTCCATTGCCATTTGTTAAAATACCTGTATCTGCCTCACCTAATTTATTGCCTAAGCCATCATTGGTTATGCTAACAACTTTGGCCCAAATATATGTGACACCGCCAAATGGTATACCTGTACTAGGAATTTTCACAGTAGTATTACTGTCTAATGTGTTGAAATAAAATCCAGGTTGTGGAACAAACTTAATTAAAGCGCCAGGTTCTACATTTTTTAAATCACTGTTTGTTGAGCCAATTACTATTTTAGCAAAATCTTTGAAATAACCAGTAGATTGATTAGTGTCCTTGGTCTGCTGAGTCCAAGTTAAGTTAGAAAAGATAATAGTTGTTTTACCAAATTTATCATAGTAAAAATTACGAAGGTTTAAATCCTTAATAACATTAAAAACTTGATTATATACTACACCTTCAATATCAGTTTTATTAATATAATTAAATCTAAAACTATCTTCGTATTCTTGTTTATAAAGAATACCATCATTGCCAAATAAATTTGTACTACTATATTTGCCAGTTGGATCATTGAGATCAAAATATCTACTAATACCGCTACTAGATCTATTGATAGATTTAATTTTTATTATTTCTTGACTGACACTTAATGGACTAATATTATAATCCTCTGCTGTGATCATACGATTTTGTGTATAATACGTGGCAGGAGCATTGGCCTTAATTTGTTCATTACTTTCAAATGGAGCACCATTATTAATACTAGATTGTAATCCCATAGTTAATGATATTACTTCACTTTGGCCGGTGTTCGAAACATATTGAATTTCAACGACAACGTTTTTAATATCCTTAGGATTAATTGTATAACTAAGTCCATTACTGATACGATAATATATTCTAAAATTACCTAATGGCAATGTACCAAACGTACCGTCACTAAAGTTTATACTAATTCTATCATTGGCCCTAGTAATAACTGAATAGATATTTCTAATATTTTTCTTTAGACTATTATAAATTACATTATTACCTTCAAAACTTGAGACTTTTGCCCAATATTCTGACTCTATTCCATCAGAGTTTAATTTGTAAAGCCAAACATCAGTATTATTAATGTTGTCAGAGTCAATATCAATAATTTCGTTAGTACTGGGATTTGAGATTGAAAATGTACCAGTATTCAAACTGCCCTGTCTAAAATGTAAAAAGAATCCAGAAGTGGGACTTGAAGGGCCTCTTCCATCATCTCTATAAAGAAATGCCAAACTTTTCCCAACTTGCGGAGGATCCTCCATAATGTCAGTGCCATTTTCTATGGTAGTACTGACAACTTCAAAATTCATATTTCTTCCATCTACAATTTTACTAAATCCATAGACTGGGATTATATTATTTGCTGACTGTAATCTATATTGTTCTGTTGGTATATTATAAATTACTGCTTTGTTATTCGGATTACCAAACTGACTATTTGCTGGCAATGCTGCATTAATTACTTTGATAAATTGTTCATACCAATTACTATTGGCATTGTCATTCCATATTATTTCTTGACCTCGTAAATTTCTACCATTACTGTCAATAATATCTTGTGTTGTGCTGATGCTTTGAAATTTAAGTAATCCGTTAGCAGCAAGATTACGTTTGGCGTTATATCCAATAGTTCTTGATAATCTTAGTACACTTTCTCTACGTTCAGCCAGTTCTAAAAAATTATCACGTGCATTTAGGTCTACTCTAAATGCAATACTTTGCCCTAAAAAAGCAATCATATCTATCAATGCTAGATATTCACTGCTTTCAATATAATCATTAAAATCTTCTGGATAATTTTCTCTTAGATAATCCACCATGACTCTGCGAAGATTTTCAAAGTCATAACTTTTAAAGTCCGCATTACGATAACTTTGATAGATTTTTTTCCAATCTTCGGCAACTAATAATCTATTTTGTCTATTGGTGGATGACATTGGCAGTCCTTATACTTGATATTTATAGTAGATAATAAACTGCTAGTTTATCCGATTAATCCATTATCTTGATCAAATCTAAATCTCAATGATTCAGACACATTATAAGGAAGATAGAGTAAACTGCACTCAATTTGAATACCACTTTCATAGGCAGTGACAATTACGTCATTGGCTACTACTCTAGGATCATAGTTAATAATATCTTCAACATTTTGTAATATTAAAGCCTGTAATTCATCAGTTAGAGGTTCAAAAATTACATCCCAAATTATGGTACCGAATTCAGGATTCATTAATCTTTCACCTTGTCTCACATGGAAATGATTGATAATGTCCTGTTTGATCAGGGCCAAATCATAAAGAGCAAATGATTCAGTATCAGTACTCACTGAGCTAAACCCTCTATAAGTTCTTGGCAAGGGAGGTATTGCCTTAGGAGTTTTGCCCTTTACTACTAGTTTTTCATAAAGACGTTGAATAGCCATAATTATTCTTCCTTTTGAATTTTAGCAAACGTATCAGTACTGGTGGTATATTTTTGCTTGTCAGCTGGTTGCCCTGACCAATATTCTGGTAAATTTTTGTCCACTAATAAAATTGATTCACTATTTTCTTCATTTCTCCCATCAATATCCCTGTCTGTTTTTTCAGGAGTAAATTGTTTTGGGTCTAAATTTTCATGATGTGCCCAAGGTTCGTGTGTTGGCACACGACGCATAATAGTATTAAATAATTTTGATCCCTTTTCATCTGGTACACTATGGGTTTTCAATACTTTTGGTAATTCAGCTTCAGCAGCTTCAGCCGCAGTGGCTGCTGTAGGTGCTGCTGGTCCGTTAAGATTGATTGTGCTAGCGCTGAGTACTAAACTTGCTCCCCCAATACTAGTTGCACCGCCGCCTGTCCATTTACTGGCGCCGCCACTTTTAATATCAAGAGCTCCTCCAGCAGTAATCACGTTATTGCCTCCAGAATTAAGCTCTGAATTGCCCCCAGCAGTTAATTTATTATTGCCACCACTTTTTAAATCAAAATTACCGCCATTTTTATGTAAATGATTTCCATCAATAGTAGTATTGACGTTGCCCACTACCCAATTAGATTGATTACCTTTTACTATGGAGTTTTGATCTTTAATTACTTCAGTCTGCATTTCGCCACCAACTTTGGTATTAAAATTTCTCCCACACTCCATGTTAATATCTCGATCAGCATAGAAATTTAAATCATTTTTTGTATGAACACTAATACTATCTTCTGCATAGATATCTATTTTACCATTGCTAGACATTTCTAACCAAGTAGTACCACGAGCATTGCCTATGTAGATCAAATCTTCGCTATTGTGTAATAATATTTGATGCCCAGTTCTTGTTTTTAGCCTAATTAGTTCATTATGGGGAATAGTAACATCGCCACCTTTTTCCTTTCCTTCAACTGATACGTATTCTGGAGGACCCTCGCCTGCTGTTTTTTTTCTAAGAAATTTATCATCACCGTCATCCATAACAAAACTAGAACCTCCTAGTCTGCTAACAAAAGTTGTAGCTTCGTTATCTATCTTACCTGTTTTAGCCTTTTTTGCGCCATTTTGTTTGTCTATGGGTCCTGGTGTACTAATTCCAAATACAGCACTGGGCCATTCTCTTCTAGCACTACTAGTAGTAATACCTCTGATATCATCTAATAGTAATCCTTGTTTATCTAATATATCTTTAAAAGGATGTATGGCCTTTTTAGTTTTAGTTAGGTCTGCTAGGGCTATTTGCGATGCTTTATGACTATATTCGACAACCGGCAGCCGTTTTTTAATATTTTCATTATTATAAGTCGTTGCAGCATATCCTGGTGTCATAAAATTCACACCAGGATTTTGTGCATTGTGTACGCAGCCAATCCAATAACCTTTTTTGGGATCTCCTTCTACAAATACTACCATCACAATGGAGCCAACATCAGGAGGTATCATCCACATGCCATAACTTTTTTGTGAATTATTATAATCTAATTCCCCTGTGGTATATTCTGAATCAGTATATCCCATAAACGGACTCATATATCTTACCGAATGAGTTTGGCTTCCTTTTCTAGGTTCGCCGCCAACTTCCTGTAAAAGTTGAACTTGTAAATTTCCCATATATGCTGGATCTAAAAAACTGATGATTTTAGCTAGATATGGTCCAGGATTATTACTTTTAGTATTGTTATTATCCGATACTCTTTTATCTTGACTACCCATTATGGACCCCCTATCACGCCGCTATATCCAGCATCAGGCGGTGTATATGGTGATACTGCTGGCTTATCTGCTGTTTCTTTACTGTCTTGATTCATCATTCTTACCAGTTTTAATTGTTGTGTGAATACATTTCTTTCAAAACTACTTTCAACTTGAATAACTTTATATAATCCACTAAATCCTGGAACCACTTTGGCTTCTCCGCCAAAGTCATAACGACCTTGATCAGGATCAAGGTCAATGGGATTTCTAAAATTTACCACTACAAAAACTTCACCATCCTGTGCGTTTATGGCGCCATCTGAATTCATTTCAGGTATATTAGTACTTTTTGCTGAATAATTTCCCATACCACTGTCGGCTATGTAATAAGGATCACCTAAAATTTTCAAACTAAGTTGTACCATATCGGCCTGAGAATTTAAAACTTTACTAAACTGTCTAGCAGCAATGGTGCTAGCATCTTCGCCAGCAGTAATGCCACCCCTTGATGCGCCCATTGATGTTTGATCTGGTCTCACTTCCGCTTTATAAACAACCTTCTTATCAACAGCGGTCGACTCAGGACCACTGGAGGTTGCATTTTCAGGTCTTTTTTCATCTTGTAAATTTTGTTGAAGCGATTCATTATTCTTGCCAAGGTCGGCATTTATTGGCATATAAAACGACGCTTTAAAATCAATATTAAAATCTATGATATCAAGATTTTTTCCAGTATACAAGTACTCATATTTTTTAATGGCGTTGTACTTTTTTTCTTGTATTTTTTTAGCTGGTGCGGGTTTTGAAATAAAGTGAGTATAATCAATTTTATATGGAACTACTCTAAAAACAGTCAACGTAGGATAACGATTTTGTCCTTTAATTTCTTTAGTCGAGCTTAATATATAATATTGTGCTTCAATTCTAAACCAATTTACTTTGCCATTCTTATCAATATTAACAGGGTCTAATGCTCTTCTTCCGTAATCACTGGCTAATAGTATTTCTTCAATGGCCGCTGTGATACTAGTCCCTATAGCAAATTTGGCAATGCCTTTGGTTTTTGAAATTTGTAAATTACCTCTTACCCATGTTCCAGTTTTTTCATCATAGACAGCGTCTTCTTTGCCAAAGATTGCCTCCGGTCTTTTTTTATCAGCTGCAAATCCAATAGGGCTACAACCAATAGGATTTATCATTGCATTTTGAACTATATTATTTCCCTCAATTTCTACTCCCAAATTTGAAAAAAGAGTTTTATCATCATTTGCTATCTTTTTCTTATCTTCTGGTGAAATTGTGGCTCCGGGTGGATTCTTTTTATCGGTTGTTTCAGCTTGACCTTTACCTGTTTGTAAATCTATGGGAAAATATATTAAAACCTTATCAGCATCTGACTGATTATCTTTAGCTACTTTTGCCAAGTGATCATTAATTGCTTTTTGTAAACTTTGTTTATGTTCTTCTGATCCTGTTTGCAACATTTCTTGTACTGAGCCACCTTCTATTTCACACGGCGTCAGTAAGGAATTATTACTGGTATTGAACGCTTTTTCATTCCACGGATATGCTTCAACTTGATAAACAGACCCCTGCCCAGTAACTCGCATAGTAATTTCTCTAAGCTTTAAAGGAATGTTTTTTTTAGCCAAAGGAGCTGTGAAATTTTGTTGATTAGCTGTTAAATGGCCCTTGAATTCTATAGTCAATAATAATGGCATGCCTAACCAATTTTTCCATCCAGTTTGGATTGCTGCGGTTGTAATTTCTTGAAAGAACAGTCCTACACTATAAGGTTCTGTTACTGTAAAACTTACAGCAGTAGCATTAGTAGTTCCTGTAGCTTGATTATAGCCCATTATACCACTAATTTTAACATTGTCCATAAAACAATCAAATCTTCCAGAATTATTATTTGCTTTACTTTTAAAATTAGTTAATTGTATAGCATCTGAATCTTTTATATCACCAGTACCACCACTTTTCATTATGATAGGACCATAAATTCCTTTCCTATAAGTTTGATTTGGAAAATTAATTGCATTAGTTGTGAGCACACTAAGAGTAAAAATACAATTATAACTGTTAAATTGATTTAATTCATTGGGGAATGGTTCTCCTGGTTTACTTTTAATTTGAGATAATTCTTTACCACTCTCTATAATACCATTTAGGTCTATTGCTGCTGTTTGGTCAATCTCGGTAGGTATAACTTTACCAGGGATAGGTTTTGCACTACCATTTACTCCTGGCAATTTAGCCTGTCCTAATAAACCATTTAATGAGCTCTGAGCTCCAGATAGCGCTCCAGATATGGCATTAGCTGGATTAATATTTTCTAATTTTTTAGTAATAGATCCCAAAGCGGTAGTGGCTGCATCTTTTAAATTAAAAGCCATTTAAACACCCAATACTGAAAATAATGAAGCAGATTTTGGGATATAAAATTGTAGCCCTGGAACAAAATCAAATATAGGATCTTGAATAACATCTAAATTACGTTGCATAAAAACCCACCAGAGAGCTGGTGTTTGATACATGTCGTAACTTAATAGATCAGGTCTATAAGCATATTGACTTTCTAAAGTATATAAAAAGTCATCCATCTCTGCACTGACTGGTCTGATAGTCAATATGTTTAGATATTCATTGGTTACTTCTGTATTATACCAAGGGCTTGTTGTACTATACTCTATTATTTTCATTATAAATACATTTTTCCTTCATACCCGCCTGTAACAAAAGTCTTTAAATTGAATTCTCTTACTTGAGTTCTACTGTAAACTGGCATTAATGTTACACTAATTGAGCTATTTGTTGGCACATGACTTGGCGCAACAGCCGCTGCTGACTGTGGACTCTTACCACCTGATGCGCTGATAACTTTGGCTAAATTTGCTCCAGTAGAAACAACACTTAAAAACTTACTAACTGATGTAGCACCTGAGGCATTGGCAATTCCTGATAATAATCTAGCACCTGCTCCAATTTTATCGGTTTTTGAAGCGCCATTACTGCCGGCAGATGACTCACCTGGTGCTGGCTTATTTACATCCACACTGATATAATCACAATCTTTATTTAAGGTCACATTGAAACTTTTAACTACAACTGGTACATTTTTAAAAACATAATCACCATACCCATTGAATTTTAATATGGGAGGAGGGTTTCCTGTATAAGGGCTATCGCCTGCATACATTTTAGTGACACTTCTTAAAAAATGTACAGCAGCAATCCAATATTTGGCTTCTACCCAATCCTGTACAATGAATTCACCGTTTACAGTTATGTCACTGACCTTGCTGTTTTGATAGGCTATAAATTGATAATTTTGATGAGTCAGTGTTTGTTCCCCATAAGTGGCACTATGGCTAATGCTTATTGTAGGAGTATACGGAAATATTAACCCTCCACTGTCTCTTATGGGCTGTAATAAAGTACCTGTCCCATATACTTCATTTAGGGATGCCGCATCCATTCCAGGAAGCGTTAATCTAACCCTCCAATCTGTACTCTTATCACTGACCATGGTGGCTACGCTTTTGGCGTTTGCACCAAAACTATTACCACCTGTTGGGATATTTAAACTTCGTATGGCACTGGCCAATTTACCGGGATTTGATAAATTATTTAATGCAGATGCCACATTGGATACTACATTAACTCCGGCAGCTATATTACCAAATGCACCTTTTGCAGCACTAATTGGGTCGAAAGGCATATTCATTACTCCTTGACTAATATTTATTTGACTTTATAATATATGTATATTATAATATACCTAACACAGGACTGACTGATGACCGTAAACTATCTCAACAATCGTGATCTCTTAGAGGAAATTCACAGAAGTAAAAATTCCTATAGCGTTTATTCTAGCCCAGAACATCACCAATACGATATTATTCTTCCCAGCTTGGAGAAAATTAATATTAGAACCACAGCTGAAGCTAAACGCAATCGTGCCAAACGCATTGGTGACGAAAATTATTCACGTAGAAAAGCAGCAGGTGAAAAAATCAAAATGGCTGACTGCGAAATAGATTATAAAAAAATTCCAAAGATTGATTTGGTCTTTAGAATTATGACCTATGAGCATATCCCAGTAAACAAAACACGTAAGAAAAGTCAAAAAACTGAAGCTGATGGCAGAGATAAAGTAAACTTTCCTCCTTTCCAACATTGGAAGTTTGATGAAAATGACGAACTTGTCTGTGTAGGCAAAAGTCATTGGAAAGGCACTTTGGACAAAGGTCGATTCAGTAAGGATCATGGGCAAATTTCAAATAACCTTGCTCGTATGTATATCAAACTATGTGAACGCTATGCTACCCGAGGCAATGTCAGAGGCTACACATACAATGACGAAATGCGAGCACAGGCCATATTACAATTAACGCAAATTGGTTTGCAATTCAATGAGTCAAAAAGTAATAATCCTTTTGCATACTTTACTGCCGCGGTGACCAACAGTTTTGTACGCATTATCAATATTGAAAAGAAAAATCAAAATATTCGCGACGACATACTAGAAATGAATGACATGGCACCTAGTTATACTAGAACCAGTAACGCTGAATATTCAGCAGGAGTACGTAGACATGAACGTGAGGAAGAATGACAAATCTTTTTAAACGTGTGGCCCTATTCACAGACATACACTTTGGACTTAAAAGCAACAGCGCCACACACAATCAAGACTGTGAAGATTTTGTAGATTGGTATATTAGCAAAGCCAAGGAGTTAGACTGCGATGTGGGAATTTTTATGGGCGATTGGCATCATAATCGCAATAGCCTTAATATTACTACCATGGATTATAGTCTTAGGGCCTTGGAAAAATTAGGACAAGCATTTGATCAATTCTACTTTTTTCCTGGCAATCACGACTTATATTACAAAGACAAACGTGATATTCACAGCGTAGAATTTGGCAAATACATTCCAGGAGTTACCATAGTACACAAGCCCATAACTGTGGGCAATGTGACCATGTGTCCTTGGCTAGTGGGAGATGAATGGCGAAACATAGGCAAAAAAGGCGGCAAATATATCTTTGGTCACTTTGAATTGCCTAGTTTTTTTATGAACGCCATGGTACAGATGCCAGATCACGGTGAGATTAAATTAGAACATTTTCAAAATTACGAACTTGGCTTTAGTGGACACTTCCATAAACGTCAACAACAAAAGAACATGATCTATATTGGTAATGCTTTCCCACATAATTACGCTGATACATGGGATGATGATCGTGGCATGTGCGTACTGGAATGGGGCGGGCAGCCAGAATATTATAGCTGGCCAGATCAACCCACTTTTAGAACTGTTAAACTTAGCGAACTGATTGACAACGGTGCTAAAATTATCAAGCCTAAACAACATCTTAGAGTTACACTTGATATTGACATCAGCTATGAAGAAGCCAGTTTTATTAAAGAAACTTATCTAGCAGATTATGCCATTAGAGAATTGACCTTGATTCCAGAAAAACGTGAAATAGAATTGAGCAGCGACACTGATGTCAAAGCATTTGAAAGTGTAGATCAAATTGTGACTAATCAACTAATCAGTGTGGAAAGCGACACTTACGACGTAAACCTTTTACTAGATATCTATAACAACCTATGATTCGTATCAAAGATTTAACTGTTAAGAACTTCATGAGCGTGGGTAATCAAACTCAAGCTGTAGATTTTTGCAAAGAACAACTTACACTGGTGCTAGGTGAAAATCTAGACCAAGGTGGTGATGACAGCGGTAGTCGCAACGGAACAGGCAAAACTACTATAGTTAATGCCTTAAGTTATGCCTTATTTGGACAAGCTCTTACTAACATTAAGAAAGATAACTTAGTTAATAAGACCAATAATAAGAACATGATTGTCACACTGAATTTTGAAAAAAATGGTGTGACATATAAAATAGAACGTGGTCGTAGACCTAACATTTTTAGATTTTTTATCAATGGTGAAGAACAGGACACTGACAACATTGACGAAAGTCAAGGTGATGTTAGAGAAACTCAACGTGACTTAGACACATTGTTAGGCATGAGTCATGACATGTTCAAACACATTGTGGCACTGAATACCTATACTGAACCTTTTCTCAGTATGCGAGCTGCTGATCAACGAATGATCATTGAACAATTACTGGGCGTTACCTTGCTTAGTGAAAAAAGTGAAAGCCTAAAAGAACAAGTTAGACTGACCAAAGACGAAATCAGTCAGGAGTCAGCTAACATTGAAGCTACTAAAAAGAGTAATGATCGTATTGAACAAAGCATTACTGGTTTAGAAACCAAACAACGAGCGTGGCGCAAACAGCAAAAAGACGATTGTGAAAAGGTTGCCGAAAAGATTTTAGAATTACAAAACATTGACATTGAACAAGAATTAGCACAACATGCTCTATTAAAAAGTTATGATGAACTAGCAGCCAAAATTCGAAGTCTCAACAAGGAAAAATCCACTTTAGAAACTGCTGTTGGACAGGCTGAAAAGTCTGTGAACAAGTACAAAAAAGAAGTGGAACAACTTGCTGACAAATCTTGTCCTTCTTGTCAACAACAGTTATTAGATCATAAACATGGCGAAATGACTGAGACTGCCTTG